TAACAATTCTTGCTGACGGTACAGATGTATCAGTTAGTGAGTATGGCACTATCGACAATGATGGGAATATTGGCACCATTAATGTCTCTCGCACTGGAAATACCGTGGCTATTACAGTCACTCCAGATTCTGCGATCAAGCCAGTCACTGTACGTTACGCACGTATGGGACTTAAGGCATAATAAAAGGAGATATAAAAAATGGCAACAGTAAATAAAGATTTTAAAATTAAGAGTGGTTTAATCGTTGAAGGTACAACAGCGACAGTTAACGGTTTTGACGTTCTTACAAAGAAGACAGCAGATCAAAATTATATTATTGATCTTATTGGTGGTACAGCAACATCTGCTAACACTGCAAACACAGTTGTAAAGCGTGATGCTAATGGAGATTTTGCTGCTGGTGATATTACAGCAGACTTGATTGGTAACGTAACTGGAACAGTTTCAAGCCTTTCAAACCACGACACTGCAGACCTTGCAGAAGGAACAAACCTTTACTTCACAAACCAAAGAGCACTTGATGCAACAGCAGCAGCATATGAGGCAGCAGGATCATCATCTGCAGCAGCAGGCGCAGTTGCAGGAGATCTTACAGATCACGAAAATGCTACAGAAGCACACGGTGCAACTGGTGCGGTAGTTGGAACAACTAATACACAAACATTAACAAACAAGACTATTGGAGATACACTTAACTTCACTGGCGCAGGAGCAATGACAATCAATTCTGATTCTCATATCGTTCTTACTCCAGCAGCAGGTTCTTCTGTTAAGTGGGGTGCAGATATTCTTGCAACTCAGGCTTATGCAGATCAAAAGGTTGCAGATCTAGTAGATTCAGCACCAGAACTTCTTGATACACTTAATGAGTTGGCTGCAGCAATTGGAGACAATCCAAACTATGCAGCAGACCTTGCTACATCAGTAGGAACAAAGGTTTCAAAGGCTGGCGACACAATGACTGGTGCTTTGACACTATCAGGTGCACCAACTTCAGCAAATCATGCAGCAACAAAAGATTATGTAGATACAGCAGCATCAACAGCACAGGGTAATGCAGAAGATTATGCAGATGGACTTGCAGGAAACTATGAGCCAGCAGGAGCAATCACTACAGCAATTGATGCACTTGACACAGATGACATTGAAGAAGGTGCTACAAACCAGTACTTCACAGATGCTCGTGCAAAGGCTTCAGCAGGAGATCTTCTTGCAGGAGCAACAAAGGAAAATGTTCAAATAAGTTACATTGGTGGAGTTCTAAGCATCTCTGCAGAAAACGGTGTAGCAGACTCTGACACTGATGACCTTGTAGAAGGTACAACAAACAAGTACTTCACAGATGCTCGTGCAGTAGATGCTCTTGAAGCAGTTGTTCCAAACTTCACAGCAGTTGAGTTAAACTCAGTTGCTAAGCAGGTTGCAGCAACACTCTCAGCACCTACAGCAGGAATTCAAGTAGCCCACGCTTTTGCTAAGGCTGACTACCGTTCAGCAGAATACCTTGTAAAGGTTGCCTACGGAACACACACTGAAATCTCAAAGGTCCTCTTGACACTTGATTCTTCAGACAACATTGCAATTACTGAATACGGAATTGTCGGAACAAATGGCTCAGCGTCATCAGTTTCAGCAGGTATTTCAGGATCAAACGTACAACTTCAGGTTACAACCGTTAACAATAACTCAACAGTTACTGTTGTCGGAACACTTGTTGCGTAATAAAAAATAAAAATAGTTGGAAGAAGGAGTAGTAAATGACAACAGTCGACAAAGACTTCAGAGTCAAGAATGGGTTAGTCGTTGCAAACGGCGGTACATTCGGAGATGCAGTAACAGTAGGGGAACCAACCCTTGCCTCACATGCAGCAACTAAGGAGTATGTTGATTCTTTGTCAGGATCTATGCAAGTAGGAACAACTCCTCCTTCTTCACCAACTAATGGAACACAGTGGCTAGACACTCTAACAAATAGAGTTAATTTTTATTACAGTGGTAACTGGTATACCCAGGCAACTATTGACGATACAAATAATCTTCCACAGCACATTCACGATACCGCAATTGATGGAACTGGTTTTATAGTATCCCAGTTCTATGAAGGTGGATCATTCAATAGCCCATTGGGTGTAGGTTTGGATGCTGGAGGCCCAAGTTCAACAACTTGGACTGTAGTATTCGATGGCGGTAGTGTAGTAGATAACTTCAACTAAAAACAGGGGTTATAATAAGATAAGTAAATGGGCAGCCCCCATTAAGGAGAAATAAAAATATGGCAACAAGAATGCAACAGCGCAGAGGAACTGCAGCGCAATGGACGGCTGCGAACCCAATTCTAGCAGCAGGTGAGATCGGATTTGAAACCGACACAAGTAAGTTTAAGATGGGTAACGGCTCTTCAGCCTGGTCTGCCCTGACATATTTTGCTAATGCAGCAGAACTAGCAGCCATTGTTGATGCTGCTCCAGAGACCCTAAATACCCTTAATGAATTAGCAGCAGCACTAAATGATGATCCAAATTTCTTTGCAAATATTGCAGACAGTATTGCAGACAATATTGATTTACACAATGTTACAACAGGAGTTCACGGAATTGCTAACACAGCACTACTTGCAACTCTAACAAATGTCTCTACTGCACAAACAGCAGCAGAAGGTTTTGCAACAACAGCAATTACAACTCATAATACTGACACAACGGACGTTCATGGTATTGCTGATACAGCAGCACTTGCAACAACCGCAAACGTAACAACGGCTATTGGCAATGCAGTGACAGGACACTCTTCAGATACCACAGAAGTTCACGGAATATCAAATACAGCAAACTTAGTGTATGCTACAGATCTTTCAACCCATGCTTCAGATACTACCTCAATTCACGGTATTGAAAACACAGCAGACCTTGCTACAAAGACTTATGCAGACACAGCAGTGTCAACACATGCTGCTCTTACACTAGAGGTTCACGGTATTGCAAATACTGCACTTCTAGCAACACAAGATTATGTTGATACAGCAATTGGAACAGCAGCAGTAGATCAGTCAGCACTTGCTGGTGTAGGTCTTGACTGGAACGGAACAACATCCCAATACGATATTGACTCAACAGTAGCAACAACAACATACGTAGGAACTGAGATTGGTACACACAACTCAGATACTACATCTGTTCATGGTATTGCAGATACATCGCTTCTAGCACTCAAGTCAGAAGTTAACGCAATAACAAAAACTTCACTAGGACTTGAAAATGTTGATAATACAGCAGATGCATCAAAGCCAGTATCTACAGCACAGGCTTCAGCAATCGCCACAGCCAAGTCAGAAGCAATCTCAGATGCTACATCACAGGTAAACGCTCTTCTAGCAGGTGCCCCAGCAGCCCTTAACACACTTGATGAACTTGCTGCAGCACTTGGAGATGACGCAAACTTTGCTTCATCAGTAACAACTAGCCTTGGATTAAAGGTAGATTCTTTAACCCCAATTTCACAAAAGACAGCATCATACACACTTTCATCACTAACTGAAAGAGACGATCTAATTGAAATGGGTTCAGCCTCAGCACTAACTCTTACAATTCCACCAGCATCAGCAGTTGACTATCCAATTGGAACTTCAATTGATATTCTTCAAACTGGAGCAGGACAGGTTACAATTGCAGCAGGTGCAGGAGTAACAGTTAATGCAACACCTGGCTTGAAACTTCGTACAACTTGGTCATCTTGTACTCTCTTTAAGAGAGCAGCAAATACTTGGGTTGTCTACGGCGACTTGACAGCGTAATACAAAATTCAATAAGAAATTAGGAGATACAAATGGCAGCAGGTAAAAAGATAGGTAAGAAGTCCCAAGCGTCAAATGACTTTTTGGAGCCATTAGCACCAACAGGTGTTACTGGAACAAACATTGGAACAGATCGTCCATTTAATAATGGAGCAGTCTCTGTAGCGTTTTCTTTACCTGCACTTTCACCTGCTGCTACCTCTTTTACAGTAACAGCAAGCACAGGACAAACAGCGACTGGAGCATCTTCTCCTATTACTGTAACTGGAATTGCTTCTTCAGCAACCCCAACATTTACAGTAACAGCAACTAATGCTGCAGGAACTTCAGCAGCGTCTTCTGCCTCTGCTGCAGTGACTGTAACAACAGTACCAGCAACACCATCTGCCCCAACAGCAACAGCAGGAGTAGATGCTGACTCAGTAACTTGGACAGCCCCAGCAAATGGAGGAAGTGCAATTACTTCTTATGTTTGGGCAGCATCAGATGGAAAGACTAACTCAACAGCAGCAACATCTGTATCAGTTGGCCAAGAAGCAAATACAGCACAGACTTATACCGTCAGAGCAATAAATGCTAACGGAACATCTGCAACATCTCCTGCTTCTACTAGCGTAACTACTATTGCTCCGTTCTTCCCGTTCTTCCCATTCTTCCCGCCATTTTTCCCACCATTCTTCCCACCGTTCTTCCCATTCTTCCCACCATTCTTCCCGTTTTTCCCACCATTCTTCCCGTTCTTCCCACCATTCTTCCCACCTTACTTCCCATTCTTCCCACCTTACTTCCCATTCTTCCCACCTTACTTCCCTTACTTCCCATTCTTCCCACCTTACTTCCCATTCTTCCCACCTTACTTCCCTTACTTCCCATTCTTCCCACCTTACTTCCCATTCTTCCCACCATTCTTCCCGTTCTTCCCATATTTCCCACCAGCACCACCAACAGGAGGATGTACTAATTGCTACAAGGCATGCTGGTCTTGCAGTTGCCCATCATGTTGTGGTTCTTGTGCCTACTAATTACTATGCTATACTATAATAAAGGAGAAAAACTATGTATGTTGTATTAACAAAAAATAGCAATAACACTTGGGATGCTATTTCCGATATAACTCTTGACGAGGGTACAATTTCTAAAAATGTACTAGAAGATGCTTTTGCGAGCAATCTTCCAATTATCGGAATGGACATAACCAACTATGGACCAACAGTATTTAAAAATTCTGTATTCGATGGCGATTCTTTTTCTGGGGGAATAACTCCACCACTATCATCACCAGAAATGCCAGAAGATTTTTTTACAGTAAATAAAAGATATGCATTTTTGTGTGACAACAAAGCCGTACTTTTTATTACAGTCCCAATTGGTAGTCCAAACTCTGACATGTTTGCAGCAGCCTTTGCTGGAGAAACAATACTCATTAAGACTGAAACTGGACCAAGGGTAAAAGTTGGAAAAACTTTTAATTGGGACGGTACTGAACTAACACTTGTTGTACCAGAATAAACAATATTTATATTAACAAGATATATAGACTTTAGGGTCTATATATTTTTGTTTTATCATAGTGGTATAATAGTTGTACTAGAGAAAAGGAAAGTCTATGGAAATATATGACGAAAATTCAAATCATTGGTTTACAAAAGATAGATCAGAGACTGCATCAAACAGGGTTCCTGCAAGAAAATTAGACAACACTGTAAGTGTTGAAAACCTAGGTTTAGGGTTACATGTATACCATGATACATTTTCTTTAGATGACGCAAACAGATACATCAATACGCTTGAGTCAAACCTTTCAAGAGGTGGCAAATATAAGTGGTCAGAAGCACAAGTAACGAACTCTACAACACCGATTAAAAAGGCTAGAGATGCTGTAGACTTTAAATACAAGCAAGAAAACTTGGGGCCAAGAGATAAAACAAACTCTGAACTTATAGATTTGCATGAAGAGATTTATCAAAAACTTAAGTACTGCATAGATGACTATGCAAAGTATTGGGGAATAAACGTTGTATATTATGAAGCCTTTAATTTTGTAAAGTATGAGGGTGCTGGAACTCATTTTAATATTCACGCTGATCATGGCCCTGCTTATAACTGTACTGTTTCTGCTGTTATTTATATAAATGACGACTATGAAGGTGGGGACTTAAAGTTTCCAAGACTTGACAACTTAGTCTATAAACCAAGAGTTGGAGACATAGCAGTCTTTCCATCAAACTATATTTATGAACATGCATCACTTCCTATGGAGTCTGGTACAAAATACTGTGTTGTCATTATGACAGACATCAATGAACTGAGTCACTAATGAATAGTGAAAAGTCTAAATTAGCAATATTTAGATCATTCAGGCCCTGGATAAACAAAGATAGCAAACACGTTCCAGTACCAACACAAAAAGAAATGCCAGATTGGTATAAAGATGCAGACAGATTTGCTAAAATGCCAAACGGAGAATACTATAAAGCACCAAAAGAAGTTTGTCCATTTCCCAAAGAAGGAACAACAGACGACTATGGAAAGATACCTACATGGAAGGCGTGTCCTGCAATTATGGATGCGTTTGCAACTGGTTATGTATTTAAAACGCCGTGTGATCTAAAATTTGCCAAAAATTCTCAGGGAATAATTAATGTAACAATAGATGACCCTAAGTATAAAGACTTTTGTACTCAAAGACCACCAATGCCACAGTTTGAGCATCCTAAAGGATACTATCAGTACCACTTTGCTTGGAGTTCTCCCTGGGGTCTAGAGTTGCCAGAAGGATATAGTGCATTGTTTATGACACCAATGAACAGGTTTGACCTTCCCTTTATGAACACAACTGGAGTCGTAGATTCTGACAAGGTTCACCTTCTTGGAAGTTTCCCATTTTTTATTACAGAAGGCTGGGAAGGAACGCTTCCTGCTGGAACACCTTATATTCAGGTACTTCCGTTTAAAAGAGAAAATTGGGAGCATGAAATAGAGATTTTAGATCAGTCTTCTATATATGGTAAAATGGTAGATAACGCAAATTTTTATCGTCAGCCTGATGGCGGGGTATATAAAAATAAAGTTTGGTCAAGAAGAGAATATAGATAAGGGATATATTATGCAAACATGGACAGATAGACAAGACCTTGGCAATGGAATCTTTTGCTACAAGGGCGTAATCAAAAAAGAAATTGATGTTATTAATAGACTAGAGTCTAACTTAAAGCCTGTGGGAGATACTACAGGATATGCTTGGCTACCAGCATATGTTGGATACAAGCAACTAATGCCAGACTATAGAGATTGCAATGATTTTAAGTTTAAGAAAACAGACATCGAATATGATAAAAGTCCAACAAGCCTTAAACTTCAGGAACTTTGGCAAGATGTCTATGATGCACAGGCTCCTGCAGTTGAAGATTATTGCAAGATCCACAACATTCATGAACTAAAGTACTGGGAAGCGTTTAACTTTATTAAGTATGGACCAGGCCAGCACTTCCAAGAGCACCACGACCATGGCTTCTCCTACAACTGCACAGTGTCTCTTGTTGCTTATGTAAATGATGATTACGATGGTGGAGAACTAAACTTTAGACTTCAGAATTTGACTGTTAAGCCAGAGGCTGGAGATCTCTTTATATTCCCTTCAACCTTTATGTATCCTCATCGTGCAATGCCAGTACACTCAGGTACAAAATATTCTATTGTTACAATGCTTGACTACAATAAGAAGTTTCACACTCCAGAAATGTATGTTGCGGACAAAGACTAGTGTTTAATATTTCAGTTGAAAAAACTCCAGGATGTCTTTTTGAGATATCTCCAATGTCTATTAAAAGAGACTGGATGGATGACACTTCTGAAAACCACGCTTATAGATGTTTCCCAGTAACTCAGGCAAACGTTGTTGGATATAGTCTATCTTGCACAGAAGATATTGAGTTTGAGTGGGATGGAATAAATGATCAAACACCTGACCACGTTAAAATCTTAAGTCCAGAAAGAGCATATTCTGGGAGAGGACAATCATCTATTAGCATGGATACGGGTTTAATATTTAGAACAGATCAGGACGTTAGTATAATTGCTATTAATCCAGTCAACTATTTTAGTGATGAGTTTGAGACAATGTCTTCACTAATTAGTACATCTTTCTATGACAACCCTTTCCCTTTAGCACTTAAGGCAAAGACAGCAAATAAAAGAATAGTCATTAAAGCAGGAACTCCAGTTGCAACAATTATTCCAATATCTTTGACACAACTAAACAACACAGTTATAAAAATGGTTGACTATAAAGATGAGGACAGAAAAAGAGTAGAAGCAAACATCTCATATGGTGAAGCAGCCCAAGTTGTAAACTCTACTGGAGAATGGACTGACTGGTATAGAAATGCTGTTAACGAAAAGCAAGAGTCTCTAGGGTCTCACGAAGTAAAGACTTTAAAACTTAGTGTAGAAGATCAAACAACTCAGGGCAGACCATGAATGAATTAAATCCAACACACTCTGATATAGTTAATGACTACATCAAAAGTTCTAAAGAAGGCAAGGTTGGTCATTATATGATAACTGTTTCAAGAGATGGAGAGTCTCCTGTAAGATCTATCATATCTTTTGATAATCTAGAGCAGGCCTTAGAAGGTTATGAAATGTATCAAGATGCTGGGTTTGCAAAAAACTACCTAACAGTCTCTATGTATGAGCCATCTGGACAAATAAACACAAAGGTTTTAAAAAGAAACCACGCAGGAGATCCATCATTTGTAAGGCAAAACTATATTGATACAGTAGAAGCATTGCATTATTTGAAGGATAAGTTAGACAAAAAAGACTATGAAGATGTCTGTATTAAGATTGTTACTTCTTTTGCAAAAGATAATTGGAGATTCAACGCAGAAAGATTCTTAAAACAACTAGAGATAGAGAGGACATTGTAGGGCAAAACCCTATGATATAATTCAATTATGGACAAAATGGATGCTTCTGTTGTAATTAGAAAACCGTCACTAACGCCATCTGGCTGGTTTGGTAATGGTAAAGAGATGATTGTTGAGTTAGAAAATTTTATGACTCAAGAAGAAATAGAGTTTTTAGAGAAGGCTGCAAAGTCTTTGACAATCTGGGATGTAACTCAAAGCCACGTTAACGAAAACGGAACAGTCGTATATGACTCTGAGTACTGGAAAGATCGAGTAGCCACTAGCCCAACTTTAGATAAAAATGATCCAACAATCGCTCCAGTAATTGCAGGCCTGTTTCAAAGGCTTAAGCCAATCGTTGAAGAGTTCTATAAGGTAAAGGTTACCCCTACTGGTACAACTATCGTTAGATGGCTTCCAGGCCAGTTTCAGAACCCTCACGCAGACAAGGAACTGCACGAAGGCCCAGATGCTGGACTTCCAAATGATTTTCCAAACTATGATCTTTCAAGCCTATTTTATTTAAATGAGGACTATGAAGGTGGAGAGTTATACTTCCCACTACAGGGTGTACAGTTTAAACCTAAAAAGGGAGCAGCGTATTTTTTCCCAGGGGATATGAATTATGTTCACGGAGTAACAGAGATTAAGAGTGGTATTAGATACACATGTCCATTCTTCTGGGAGATAACAGAGCACACAGGAGACAGAAAGCCATGACAGAAAAACTCTTAGAGCATATTGAACTTTATCCAAAGATATTTGTATACAAGAATCTTTTTAAGGATATCAATAAGACACTTGAGATATTAAAAGACGAAAGCGAAGATGCTATTTTTAGTCCTTGGACCCAGTGGTCACACTTTGGGGAGTATCTGAATCCACTGTTTAAAAACTACCCACACACAATGAGCATTGAAGATATGAGAAAGATAGAAACAAGAACAGAAAAAGAAGAAGCACAAAAACTTGCAATACTAGAAGTATTTGAAAACTTTCATTTAGCAACCCAGGACTATATCCTTAAAAACAATGTCGATTTTGATAAAGACAAAGTATTGGTAAACCGTGAAGGAGAGTCCTTTAATCTTTGGACAACAAATGGACCAGCAATCGCAAGATATAAAACGGATATAGAGGATTCTTTGGCAATGGCATACCACTCTGACTTTATCAGAGAACCAATTGTAAGTCCAGGATATAAGTTTGGAATTACTGCACTCACATACTTTAATGACGACTACGAAGGCGGAGAAATTGATTTTATTGTTGATGGAGAAGCCTATATGTATAAGCCAGAAGCAGGAGATTATTTAATTTTTCCATCTGGACATCCAGAAATACTCACAAAAGAAGGTCAGGTCTACCTACATGGTGTGATGCCAGCAAGGGGAGAAAAGAAATATATCTCCAGAATGTATTGGATGAAGTATGAGGTTGGCGATGACAAATGGTTTGAAAAAGAGGCTGAGTTTGGAAAGGATGTTTGGAAAGAAATGCAACCAGACATTATGCAAAAATTTAGAGATGCTCATCCTAATAAAATGAATGCTGATAAAGAAAAGAGAATAAAATGAACCTAGAAAATAAAAAGAGAATTACAAAAGACATCGTTATTTATGAAAACTTTATTGATGAAGAGACTTGTCAAAAAATGATACAGGCGTTAGATGCTCAGGCAGATAACGGAAAAATCTCTTGGATGCCCATATCATTCTATGAGTCATATTCTTCTGTTCTTCCACAAGACAACGACCAAGAACTACTTGATGCTGGACTATCTTCAACTATTTTTTCCGACATTGAAAAGGCAATGCCAGAAGCAATCGCTTCAGTCCACGACCTTGACCCAAAGATAATTTCTAAAATTGGATACCACACACAAAAGTGGGAACCAGGAGCATATGCAAGAATACACTCAGACAATACAGATGCTGAGGGAAATTCTGGAGCATTCACAAGAAGCCGTTATGCTGGGTTCTTATACCTTAATGATAATTTTGAAGGCGGACTACTAAAGTTCCCAGGACAAGACATTAGTATTCAACCAAAAGTTGGAATGCTTGCTGTTTTTGACGGAGGATTTAATAATATGCACGAGGTAACTTTAATAGAAAGTGGAGTAAGATATACCATTGGATCTTTTTGGGATGACAGAGAAGAGTCTGCTTACCCTCAAGAACTAAGAGATGCCTGGGCAGAAGAAATGAAAGCAACAAGAGCCCAGCAAGAAATTGAAAGAGCAGAGTGGCAAGAACTCCTTAAAGAAGGATACAAAATAGATACTGATGGAAACAAATACAAAGTGGAGGAAAAGTAAATGGACATTTTTTTAAAAAAAGAGTTTGAGGATGCAGGATATAATACAGAAGTTTTTCACGATGGCGTTTTGTTTATCAAAGATTTTTTAAAAGAAAAAGAACTTGATACTATCTTAGAGATAATCAAAACAACTCCAGAAGAAGATTGGTCTATAGAATATACAAAAAACCTTGCCAGGTTCTGTATGGAAAAATTTGGCAGAGACGATGTCGATAATCTTGTTGCTGAGGGTAAATTTGAAATAACTCAAAACTGGCAAGATAAAAATTTAGATATTACAAAAGAAGAGATTAGCAAAACCCTTCAGGTGAGGCTTGGGAATTTAATAAAACTATCAGATCCTAGCCTAGAACTCGCTGGCTTTGGAACTCTGCAAAGAATGCAAGAAGGAGTAGAACTAAAGGCTCATACAGATCAGCATACAGACCCATCAATTAAATATGCTGCTATACTATATATCAACGATGACTATAAGGATGGGACTCTATTCTTTAAGAATAAAGAAAATTCAGACTTAAGACCAGCACCAGGAACATTGCTTCTTTTCCCAGGAAACGAAGAATATGAACATGGAGTTCGTTTTGTAGGAGAAGGACCTATTCGTTATGTTACGGTAGGGTTTATAAAAATTACAGGTTTTTACGAACATAATAAATTCTAAGGAGATATAAAATGGACAGAGAAATACTTGAAGAAAAGGTTTACTATTACACAAACGTAATTGAGGATCCAAAGAAACTTGTTGAGGCAATTGAAAATGACAACAAGGATGAATGGGGAGAGTGGATGGCGTGTAGCGGACAGCACTATGTCTACGGAACAGACAAGAGTATCTCACAAGCAGATCCCTCAGATGAAAAAAATACATATATTTATTCAACACTCCAAAAGGCTTTTGACGATGTAGCAAGAGACTACGCAGCAGCCCACGGTATCACAGAAGAACCTAAACTGTTTCCAATGTATCCAATTAAGAAGTACATGGCTGGAACATTTATGGGGGCACACTTTGATCAGCAAGAGGGAGATGAAAGACTTAAGGTTTCTTTCGTAATGTACCTCAATGATGATTATGAGGGTGGAGAGATTTCTTTTACAATTAGAGATCCAAAGGGCCCAATTCAAGGTCCAACTCCAGATTCAGATTTTGCAAATGCAGATCCTTCAGCATATCATTTTGCAGTTAAGCCAAAGGCTGGAAGTATTATTGTATTTCCTCCATCACCACCATATCACCACACAGCACACCTAGTTAAGAGTGGTTATAAGTATATGGTACCGCAACACTGGATTCACTAATTCTATTATTGAATTACTTTTTACATAACTCTCAACAATACATTTAGGTAGAGTTTTACTTTTTAGAAAACTCTGCTATACTTAAGACTATTCCGTTTTTGAAAGGACGATACACATTATGTCAGATTTTTTTAGTTTTAAACTTCCAGAGGACTTCGTAGAAAAGTACAAGAACCAAGAAAGCCCATTTGGGTTTAAGGATGCAGCAGAAAATTCACTTGGAGAAATTACTTTTATTCGTACATATTCTCGCATGAAGGAAGATGGAACTAAAGAAAGATGGCACGAGGTGTGTCGCCGTGTAATCGAGGGTATGTATTCAGTACAGAAGAATCATGCTAAAGAAAACCGTTTACCGTGGAATGATTACAAAGCACAGAAGTCTGCACAAGAAGCATTCCAAAGAATGTTTGAATTAAAATGGACACCACCAGGTCGTGGCATGTGGGCATTTGGAACCCCTATGACTATGGAGAAGAAGAACTCAGCAGCACTACAAAACTGTGCAATGGTTTCAACAAAGGACCTTGATAAGAATGATCCAGGAGCCTTGTTTGCTTGGGTAATGGATGCATTGATGCTTGGCATTGGTGTAGGGTTTGATACAGTGGGACAGGATAAGCATTTTGCAATCTATGCCCCAACAGAACCTGAACAGGTGTTCGAAATCCCAGACACTCGTGAGGGATGGGTAGAGTCAGTCAGACTTCTTATAAACTCTTACCTTAGAGCAAACCAAAGCATTCAGAAGTTTAACTATGATTTGATTAGACCCCTAGGAGCCCCTATAAAGGGCTTTGGAGGCGTTGCATCAGGTCCTGCACCTCTTATCAAGTTGCACGACTATATAGACCGTGTAATCGGCTCCAGAGCAGGTGAAACACTAGACTCTCGTGCTATCGTAGACCTTGTAAACCTTATTGGTACCTGTGTGGTATCAGGTAACGTAAGACGCTCAGCAACTCTTGCTTTGGGAAATGCTGGGGATGAAACATTTATGAATCTAAAGAACTCAGAGATGTTCCCAGAGCGTAACTCATTTGACCCAGAAAATCCAGGTTGGGCTTGGATGTCTAATAATTCTATTTCAGCAGAAGTAGGAACAAAGTACGAAGACTATGTAGATTTAATTACGGAAAACGGAGAACCAGGTTTTATTTGGCTTGATGTTGCTCGTAATTATGGCAGGCTAAAGGATGCGCCAGATGGAAAAGACTATCGTGTGATGGGCTTTAATCCCTGTGCGGAGCAGCCATTAGAATCATATGAATTATGTACACTTGTAGAAGTGCACTTGAATCGTCATGAATCTAAGGAGGACTTCCTGCGTACCCTGAAGTTTGCATACCTATATGGAAAGACTGTAACACTTGTTCCAACACACTGGCCACAAACAAACGGTATCATGCAACGCAACCGTCGTATTGGTACATCACTTACTGGTATTGCATCATTTGCAGATCAAAAAGGTTTGCCAGTTGTCCGTGAATGGATGGACGAAGGGTATAACAAGATTCGTCACTACGATCATCAGTACTCTGAATGGCTATGTGTTCGTGAATCAATTCGTGTAACAACGGTTAAGCCATCAGGATCAGTTTCAATTCTTTCTGGTGCAACTCCTGGAGTTCACTGGGGACCTGGAGGAAACTTCTTCCTTCGTGCAGTTCGATTTGGAACTACAGATCCAATGATGCACTTGTTCAAAGCAGCAGGGTACACAATTGAAGATGACGTAGTATCAGCAAACACATCAGTTGTATACTTCCCAATCAAGTCAGGTCATCCAAGATCTGAAAAGGATGTAACATTATTTGAAAAGATTGCACTTGCTGCAACTGCTCAAAAGTACTGGTCTGACAACGGTGTTTCTGTAACACTTTCATTTGACAAGGAAACAGAATCAAAGCACATTGTTCCAGCACTAAATATGTATGAGGGACAACTAAAGGCTGTTTCATTCTTGCCAATGGGAAATATGGTTTATCCTCAGCAGCCGTATACTCAAATTACGGAAGAGCAATATGAGTCATATATTGGCAAGTTAAAGCACATTGATTTTGCTGCTATCTATGACGGTGTAGACAATCTTGAGGCTCAAGGTGAAGCATACTGCACAACAGACTATTGTGAAATTAAAATAAACAAGTAGTCTTCTGTGGTAAAATAGACCTATAATGTCTAATCCATCAAACCTGTATGCAGAGAAAATATATGCTGAACACCCAATGGCTTTTTGGGCTCTGGATGATAAGTCAGACTATATCAGTTTAATTACAGATGCTCAAAGAGATATATCGGATGCAGATTATTGGAAAGAGATAGAGGGTGGCTCTGCAGTTTTATCTGATCCTGACGGTTCTTCTCCATTTCCAGAAACTCCAGAAACAACAATAACTGGAGATCTAACAGAAAATGATTTTGGGCAGATAGTCTGTATAAGCAAAGACATAGCCAATTTTACTTCATTAAACAAAGAAATGTCAACCTTTTCAATAGGGGCATTTCTTAAGTCTTTAAGTGTTTATGTTTATAGTTTTGAGATAGGATATGAGTACTACGACACGGCTAGTTCAAGCACAATCCAAAGACTAAAAACTTATGTCTCATCTGTACAAGATAGATGGGTGTTTATTTCAGAAACGTTCGATATACCAGAAGAAAATACAACCTTTAGAATTGTTATAAAAATTAACTATATTGGACAAGGCAATAACATAAACGATTATAAGTTTTTGGTTAATGGGATTTCAGTGGGACAATGGTCAGAAGAATTTAACTCTTCTTCTCTTGGAGTTATTGGAGATTTTATTCCAAACAATATATCTATAGAACCTACTTACGGTATTGAAGCGAATGCCTACGGGCGACAAGATAAAAAAGGGTATTACCTAATATCAAACGAAAGTCTTATGGCAAAAAATACTGGAATCCCCTTGGTATACGGTGCCTCTGGACTTACAAAACTTTTGCCAAATTCAAACTCTTATGGAATGACATATAAAATTAATAGTATTCCTGGCTCTTATGTTTTTGCTGGGACTTCAAATCCAACAATTACAGTAACCCGTGGATCAACCTACACATTTAATATGAATACTCCTGGGCACCCATTTGCTATACAGTCAACATCTGGAGGATATAACTCTTCCAATGAATATAAAACTGGAGTAAATAATCCAGGAGCAGCCGTTGGAGATATCACTTGGGTTGTTCCAGAAAACTCTCCAAGCACTCTCTACTATGTTTGCAAGAACCATGAATCAATGACTGGGCAAATTAATGTTGTTGATCCAGCCCCAAAGCCATCTCTAGTTATTCCAGGGCAAGGATTTCTGGGTGCTGATGGACAATACAAAGAGTATACCTTAGAGGCATGGCTAAGAATCAATTCAGATTCAATAACAAAAAAGCGAATCATAGGACCACTAGGATCTGACGATGGTCTTTATGTAGAAGGGCCGTACTTGATTTTAAAGGTTGGAACAAACTATGGATCATACTATGTTGGTGAATGGACAAGGCCAATGCTTTCTCATATAAGGGTTGGAGAAGACAATGCTTCTTTGCTTATAAATGGAGAAGAAGTTATTTCATTAAGATATTTAACTAGGGAGTTGTCTTTCCCAGTTAGTTTGGATTCAGATAAAAGAAACCAAGACTGGATTGGGTTTTATGCTTATGAGGATGTGTCTCCAATTGAAGTTGACTGCGTTGCCTTATACACATACAAAGTTCCGATTGTCTTGGCTAAAAAAAGATTTGTTTACGGCCAAGGGGTAGAGTTTCCAGAAGGGATTAACCAAGCCTACAGTGGTTCTTCTATATATGTTGACTATCCATTTGCAAAGTATGCAAATAACTATTCTTACCCTAGCATAGGTAATTGGTCACAAGCAACTGTAGATAATTTAAAAACAGATAGAAATCTTTTGTCTACTCCAGACTATAAGTTGCCAGAAATTGTCCTAGGGGGACTTGTCGTAGAAGGCTTAGACTCTTCACGTTTTTCTTTGGAAAATGAAGAAGATATATCATTTTCTCTTGCACCAGTTGGTTCGTATCTATACTTTGACAGTCTAAATTTTTTAAAGGAAAAGGTAAAATCTTTTTATGGATCATTTAAGATTACATCTTTTTCAACAACAAAGCAGGTATTGTTCAGGGCCGAATCAAAAACATCACCAAACTACTTTGAAATATCTTGTACTGGACCTACCGTAGTTTATACTTTAAGTTATAATGGTACAGAGCAAACCCTATTAACCTTGTCTCAATTAGACCTAAATGAAATGTTTTCTATAGGCGTAGACATAGATACAATATCTCACTATTTTGGAGGAAGCGTTGCATCCTTCTTTGGTAATTCTAGCAGTCTTAATTTTTATATTGCAGGCAGTTCAAACCCAGAAGAAACATTTTCTGGGAAAATATATAAGACTGGATTCTGTACTTCTAGAAATCACAAAGCCATTGCAGCATTCTTTAGTGAAAAAGGAATTGTAAGACAAAGTGATGATGTCTTTGAAGAGTATTTAAACACACCAGACGTTGACTATAACTCAACTGATGAATATTTTGGAAACAGTCCATCAGAGTGGGACTCAGTAATTGACCCAGGACTTCCAAGTTTAGCAACAGCAAACACCCTACAGGCACACACGGCAAGTTACACTCTGTCCCCTTTGGTAAGTTTTGGATCTTATTCTTTAGACATAGATGTTCAGGGATACTGGGAAGATTACCTTCCCCTGACATACTTTGCAAAATTTATAACAGATAACAAGAGCAAGCCGTATTATGATTTAGACTTTATTCAGTTTAATATAAATTATCCAGCACCATCTGTGTTTGTAGAAGAAGAGCAGTTTGGTTCTTGGACATATAGAGAACTGTCTGATGTTTATAATATTCCAATTCAAAGAGACTATACTTCTTTAGATAATCAACTATTTACTGGCTACCTAGACTACACAGACTTAAGAGATAGGGTATATAGAAATTATAAATACGACACATCAAACTCTCTTGTAAAATCTTACATAACATTTCAATATATTAAAAATGGAGCAAACCTATCATTAGAGAACTTTATAAATACAGAGAAACCTTCAAACGACTCTTTTGTTGTTCCTGGAGAAAGTTGGAGAAACACCAAGTATGAGGTTGTAGATAATATGGTAATCTACACTCCAAAAGATGTTAGCAATCTGGACCTTGCAATTGTTACCCACCTTGACTTTAATGTTAAAGGAATATTAAAAAATAATGTTGCAATTAGAACTCTAGAATATTCTTCTCAGGCGTTTAACAATACTTCACCAAACCCTATTGGCACAAGATTTGGACATTCTTTATTCCCATACAAAAAATCTGGATTCTACTACGACTATAAGACTGAGAACCCTTTTACAATTTATAAGGGCACCTCCCCATACCTTTACTTGACAAGATATTCTGGTATAGAAATAAAAGGCACTATGGACCCAACAATCAATAGAGGGCTTTCTATTTCAGTTAACAAAGAAAAATCAGACAACTTTAAAGTTATGGCTTTACAGATGGCGGTTCGATATGATAAAGATGCGTTCCCATACGGATCTATAGAAGTTTTTGAAATTAAAGCAAGGGATAGGCACATAAAGTTTTATCTATCTGCAATCCATCCTCAAGGACACAGGGCAAAAATCTATGCAGTAGATGCAAATACTGGAAGACTAGAAAATGGAATTAAGTTTTACCTTAATGGAAAAGTCGTAAAAGATCCAGTTTTGACAGTTAAAGAATGGGCATTCGTAGGAATATCCTTTCCAAAGGTATTAGACTTTAAAAACAGGGTTGGATTAATTAATCTTAACGGACCCCTGATGTTTAACACAATATCTTATTATGAATCTAGCAACTTGCAAGAAGGCGAAGAAGAAGAGTTTAGAAGATGGTTTGGAGTTAAATACATTCTTCCAGAAAACATTGAGTGGGGATACTGGACTGATGGAGGGGGCCTTTGGGATGGGGTCCTAACGCTTTCCAAAACAAACTATTATGGCATTGATCCATCAACAATCTATAAGAGTTATACAGGAACTAATAAGATTATTATTGATAGTCAGGCATCCCTAGTAATTGACAATGCTAGATCAAGCACTGAGCACGAGTATCGTATATATTCTGGTATTAACTCGAAACTAATAACCACTACTGCCATCTAATATGGTATACTTTAGTATATGAATACTCAAGATCCACGCAAAAAGAAGAAAGCCTTGCCAAAAATGAAGGGGCAAGTGGGTGAGTCCCGTGCAAGAATTATTGAAAAGCATTATGATTGGGGTCTATATGTTTATAAAAAGGCCAACGGCAAGTGGTTTACAGACGGCACTGGTTCTGTTTTAAACATTGAATCAATGAAGGGCGACATTCTTCAGATTTCTAAACTAAAAGAAGCAGCAAAATATTACGGGGATGAAGGAGATGGCGAATGCATCTTCGTACCAGGATTAACAAGAATCTCAGAAGAAGAGTACTCTGAACAAAAGCAAAGATTAGCAGAAGGACTTATTCCTTCTATGAACGACCTTGGCGCTGTGCAAGCAGCCAAAGATACTATTGCAAAATATGGAAGTGATGACTAATGAGTGAAGACAAAGAATTTTTTATTAGAGCAAAGACAGATGTCCCTCTTCCAGAGGACGATACATTTACAAAGCAAGATCCTTTTAATCAGTCATGGGACGTTATCAAAGATCTTCACGGGCTTGACGCAAACTTTAAAAGAAGAACTTCTCGAATAATTAAAGGAGAGGCAACCCAGGCATACATAGATAGTTCAAGAGCAGAAAGTGTTGGTATCAACGGAGCAAGATCAAAAGAAATTAACTCAGGAACAGTATTTAGAAATGCTTATGGACTATTTGATGTAATCACTCCTCCATGGAATTTATATGAACTTGCAAGTTTCTATGATACATCTTTTGCTAACCACGCTGCCATTGATGCAAAAGTAGAAAATATTGTTGGTCTTGGCTATGAGTTTAAGATTTCAAAAAGAACTATGCTTAAGTTAGAAGCATCAGAACCAAAGACTTCTGAGAATGCAAGAAAAAGAATTGAGCGAGCAAAGATTGAAATGACTGACTGGCTTGAATCGTTAAATGATGAAGACTCTTTTACAACAACAATGGAAAAGGTCTTTACTGACTTGCAGTCAACTGGAAATGCATATTTGGAAATTGGTAGAACTACTCGTGGAGAGATTGGATATGTTGGTCATATTCCATCTACTACAATGCGTGTTCGTAGGCTTAGAGATGGCTTTGTCCAGGTTATTGCAAACAAGGTTGTTTACTTCCGTAACTTTGGAGCAACAAACGCAAACCCACTAGGAACAGATCCAAGACCAAATGAGATTATTCATTTTAAAGAATACTCACCCTTAAATACTTTTTATGGAGTTCCAGATATTATGTCTGCCATTGGATCTCTTCACGGAGACCAACTTGCATCACAATACAACATTGACTACTTCCAGAATAAGGCAACCCCAAGATACGTTGTAACCCTAAAGGGTGCAAAGTTATCTGCAGAAGCAGAAGATAAGATGTTTAGATTTTTACAGACAGGGCTTAAGGGACAAAATCATAGAACTCTTTATATCCCACTACCAGGAGACTCTGACACTAACAAGGTAGAGTTTAAGATGGATCCTGTAGAGAACGGAATCCAAGAAGCATCATTTAAGGAATATAGAAAACAGAACAGAGATGACATTCTTGTTGCTCATCAAGTTCCTCTTTCTAAGATTGGTGGCTCTGACTCCTCAGCCATTGCTGCTGCGCTCTCACAGGACCGCACCTTTAAAGAGCAGGTTGCAAGACCAGCACAGAGAAACCTTGAGAAGATGATTAATAAAATTGTAAAAGAAAAAACAGATATCCTGGAGTTTAAGTTCAATGAACTTACCCTTACAGATGAAATTGCTCAATCACAGATTATCGAAAGACTTGTTAAGACACAGGTTATGCTTCCAAATGAAGGTCGAGAACTTCTTGGTCTTCCACAGATTGAGGGCGGTAACGAGCCTTTCGATCCAAAGCCAGAGCAAGCAGCAAATGATAATGCGGACAGAGCAAGGGACACTGAAAGAACAAACAACCAGTCTGACGGACCAGCCACAGTAAGTGGAAGAAATCCAAAAGGCGAAGGTCGTAAAGTTGATGATGTGCCCGAAATGTCCAAATAGTGATACTTTAGCAAAAAAGGGTATATAATATAATAACCATGATTATCTCTAAAGCCAATTGGAATACAGATGGAGACAGCCTCCGCTTATCTATGCCACTTACTAAGGTGGACAAGGAGCGTCGAATCGTTTCTGGGTTTGCATCACTTGACAATATTGACAAGCAAGATGACATTGTAACAGCAGAAGCATCAATGGATGCATTTGCAAAGTTCCGTGGGAACATTAGAGAAATGCACCAGCCATTAGCAGTAGGCAAGATGGTAGACTTTAAAGCAGAAAAGTATTTCGATCCAGAATCAAAGAAGTTTTATAACGGAGTATTCGTATCTGCATATGTTTCAAAAGGTGCACAAGATACTTGGGAAAAAGTTCTAGACGGAACACTTGCTGGTTTTTCTATTGGCGGAAGAATGAATAAGTGGGACGATGCTTATGACGAGAAGTTAGACAAATCAATCCGTGTTATTAAGCAGTATGATTTAGTTGAGTTGAGTCTTGTAGATTCCCCAGCAAATCAATTTGCAAACATCGTATCTGTTGAAAAGGTAGATGGCGTAGATGTAATTAAGGCTGATGAAACAGTTTTAGAAAATGTATTTTATGATAAGGAAAATGGAATAGTCCTTGCATCTGAAAATGAATCAGAGTTAAGCCCAATAACTGGTGAGCAAATGGAAAACATAGGTTTCGTTGAAAAGACAGATAACGAAAAAGTAACAATGATAAAATTCTTAGTTGATAGTGCTAAAGGCATTAATACTTCTAAGATTAACAAGGAGGAAAACCTTATGGCAAAATCAACAAAAAACACAGTTGAGGAAATCGTTGAGAAATCTGATATTGCAGTTGAAGCAACAGAGGTCGCTCCAGAGGCAGATGCGAAAGCAGATGTAGTAGAGACTCCAGCAGAAGAAGTTTCAACAGAGAAGGCTGCGAAAGCACCATCTTCTGTCGAAGAAGATGCTGAAGAAGATGCTGCGGAAACTCCAGCAGATGAAGAGGCAGAGGCTAAGAAGCCAATGGCTCCTAAGTCAGATGAAGTAGTTGCAGAAGCACCAGTTGCAGAAGCAGTTACAGAAACAAATGACGGTCTTGAAAAAGCCTTTAGCGATCTAGTAGAAGTTGTCAAATCATTACAAACAGAGGTAGAATTTTTGAAGTCTACCAAGGTTGATATTGAAGTGGCACAAACATCATTTGAAGCAGTTGCAAAAGATATTGCATCAGCAACAAGTGTATTTAATGAATTTGGTAAGCGTGTGGAACTTGTAGAGCAAGACACTGCTTTCCGAAAGTCTGGCGATCTCGGCGAGATAGTACAGAATCAGCCTGAAACGGTTGAAAAATCCCTATGGGGCGGTAGTTTCCTCAAAACAGCCGACTTATTTAATTAAAAAAACAATAAGTAAAAATCACAGGAGGTGACAATATGTCGGAACAAAATATAGAAAAGAACCAGCCTGGAACATCAGGTCAACTTGGTGGAACAGCACCAGGTCTGTATCAGGGACAAGGTGCATTCGCATCTGGATCTGAAGCAGGTTCAAATGTACCAGGTAATTACACCGATGGTGGCGTGTTAGGAAATATCCCAACAGCACTATCAGGAGTTACATCTGGACCAAATGCAGTTAACCCTTCAGGTGAGGCTGGATCAGGTATCCTACGCCCAGAGCAAGCACGTCGTTTTATTGACTACGTGTGGGATGCTACCATTCTCGCCCAAGATGGCCGTCGTGTTACTATGAGAGCCAATACAATGGAACTCGAAAAGGTAAACGTCGGAGAGCGTGTTATTCGTGCAGCAGCGCAAGCAGTTGGCGACTACACAAACGCAGGTGCAACATTCTCAAAGGTTGAATTGACTACAAAGAAGATTCGTCTTGACTGGGAAGTATCTGCAGAAGCACTAGAAGATAACATCGAAGGTGCAGCACTAGAAGATCACATTGTACGCTTGATGACAAATGCTTTCGGTAATGATATCGAAGACCTTGCAATCAACGGAACAGGTGCAGGATCAGACGCATTCCTTTCAATCATGGAAGGTTTCGTAAATCGTGTTAAGACTGACGGAGACGCACACGAATCAGTTGTAACCGTAGCAGATAATGCTTGGACAACAGACGTAATGCAGAACATCATTCTTGCAATGCCACGTAAGTATCGTGCTATCAAGTCTAACTTGAAGTTCTATGCTGGTACAGATGCATTCCAGGGAATCGTTAAGAACAACGGTACCCTAGCAGACGCAGTTGCTGAAGCATTTGCTTCACAGGCTGGCGGAACTCCAATGAATCGTCAGGCATACCTTGACGGTGGAGCACAGACATTCGGTGGAGCACGTACAACACGTGTTCTCGGAATTGACGTACAGGAAGTTCCATACTACCCTGCAGGATATGTCGACTTGACATTCCCACAGAACCGTGTATGGGGATTCCAGCGTGACATCACTGTAAACCGTGAATACCGTCCAAAGAAGGACACTGTAGAATATACAGTATTCGTTCGCTTTGGTATTCAATGGGAAGAGCAGGATGCAATCGCATTCGCTGACGCTGCATCAGATGCATAATCTGTAAACAGTACATTTTAGGGGGAGTAGGAGTTAGTTCTCCTGCTCCCCTTATTACTTATAATGATATAATACTAACAAGGAGGAAATAAAATGGAAAATAATAATTACAATCAGCCAGATCCAGCAATTGATGCTGCAGCAGCAGAGGCAGAACGTGCATCACTTGCAGCCCACGAAGCAGCAATAGCAGCAGCAAATTCAGCAGCAGCAAATTCAGTTGTAGAAGAAGTTCAGGCAGTTGTCGAAGCACCTGCATACCAAGCACCTGAAGAAGTTCAGGCACTTGGATCAGTAGCGGAAGGAGTCATTGGAGCAACAACAGCACCAAAGGCACCTGAAAGAAAGAAGTCGGCAAAGGCTGCAGAAGTTAAAGAGACTGTGGCACTATTTTCAACAAAGAATGTTACATGGCCAGGTGTAGGTAAAGTTTACCGTGGTTACAACATCGTTGAAAAGGATGCTGCTACACAGTGGCTTACTCGTTCTCATATAAAGCCAGCAACACCAGAAGAAGTTGCCAAGGAATTCGGTAAGTAATTCATGGAGATATTGAGGGTTCCGCCATACGATTCTATAAATGTGCAATTATATACTGTGCCATTAAACTGGCCCAGTAACAAAAGCATAAGAATTAGAATAACAGATATGGCGGACCTTTCAGTACAAACAATGTCTTATTCGGCACCAGTAACCCCAGGAAGAGTTCTAGATATTCTTCCAAATGGTTTTTCTGGGAAGTATGATAATAATTATAGAGTAGAAATTTTTCAAGATGAATTAGATGGAATTTTGTTAAAAGAAGAATACTACGAAGTTGTAAGACCATATGTAGACCCAAACACGCTAGGAACAACGGCATCTGAGATTGAAGAGTACAGGGTTTTAGAATTGGTAGCAAGATCTATGATAGATACTTTTGTACCAGAAGGATTTTATAACAAAAAAATAACAATTGTTGGAAGCGGTAACGGCTCTGATTACTTTTCTTTGTGGGAAAAGATTTATAGAATTTTTAAGGTTTACGAGAACAACGAGTTGGTTTATGACAGATCAACTCCAGAATTAAATAAATATGAATACGCCATCACAGCAGACAAGACTGCTATACAAAAATTACACACTGGAGAATTAAACAGGTATGAGTCAACAGCGCAAAAACTGCCAGTTGCAAGCGGAGATCTTGGATATTATGGCTATGAGGGAATCGCTTTCCCATCAGGACACGATTACACTTTTATAGTAGATCACGGGTACCTTAAAGTTCCAGACGATGTAGAATATGCAGCAAAACTTTTAATTGAAGATATTAAGTGCGGTAAGTTAGATTACTACAAGAGATACATTACAGCATACAACACAGATCAGTTTAGAATTCAGTTTGATAAGTCAATGCTTAATGGAACAGGAAACTTTTTAGTAGATAAGATACTTGAAAAATATGTTAAAAATATTGTCAAGCCAGGGATAATTTAATGATATGCGAAACACCAGACTTTACATTTCCAATGCTTGCAGATGTTTATCATCCAGTCGTTGAGCAGGGAATTTACGGTAACGTAGAAAAAACCTGGATTCTTGACAGAACAATTGCCTGTTCATTTGCAGCAGCAGGCGGAGCATTTAAAGAAGAATTAACTCCCAATGTAAATATCACGCAAGATAAGATCTTGATTGGCAGAGTAAAGACAGACATAAGAATGTCAAGTCTTGAGGCAAAGAACTCAATTACAAACGTTATAGTGACAAACATCAGAGACCAAAATGGCAGTGAGATCTACTTAGAAACCTCTGGCCCACGATCAGGGAAGTCCACCATATTTGAAATTGCAACACAGGATCCATTTGTTGGCCCGTTTGGTTCAACAGAATACTACAAACTTATTATTAAAAGATCAGAAAATCAGGCGGTAGACGTATGATTAAAGTTAAGTTTAACAATAGACAATTTAACAGAGATATGAAAAACATCATTGATTACTCAACTGGCTTTGCTGAAGGAATCCAGAAAGGCAAGAAGGACTTCCTAAATAACTTAGGTATTGATGTATCTGAGATAGCCTCACAGTTCATTGATACAAATGCTAGAGTCTCTCCAGATACCCTACATCACGTGTACGAATGGTATCAAAACGGTAGCCCAGAAGCAAGACTATTTGACATACAATATACAGTTAGTAACATAGGCCTTTCTTTTATATCACAGTTTAAACAATCTAACTCAGTTAAAGAAGGATCTAACGAACCCTTCCGTGATAAGGCTATCATTATGGAAATTGGAACTCCTGTCGTAATCAAGCCACGTAATGCAGAGGCTTTAAGGTTTGAAGTTGACGGACAGATAGTTTATACAAAGAAGCCAGTTGTTGTTCAAAATCCAGGAGGTAATACTCAGGGTGAGTTTGAAAAAGCATTTGATATGTTCTTTGGTAGATACTTTACTCAAGCATTTTTAAATAGTGGTAACCTTAGACAGTATTTTGAGAACCCATCAGTGTACAAGAAAAACTTAGGAAAGGGCAAGCGTGGCGGAAGATCAACTGGTATCTCTACAGGGTATCGTTGGGTCGCTAATGCTTCGGTGGCATCATAATGACAGAATCAACATCAGCATTAAATACTCCAGTATTGTGGATCAACAAATATCTTCAAGAAAAGGTTAATGAGTTGTCGGGTCTTGGAATAGTTCCCTTTTTCCCAACAGGTCCTTCCACTCTTGAGACACTACAAACACAGTTCCCAGAAGGTGGCACCATGGCCGTTTACGATAGAATGTTTAGAATGCGTAGAGGGCCTTTTCCACATATTAAATGTGAGCAGATATTGTATTATTTTTACGCATCAGGATCAAATCCTATTATCAATATGATTCAAATACAGGAATCGGTTCTTCGTTTGATGGACCGTGGAGACGAGACTGCCGAAGACATAAATGCCTGGGCAAAAGGTAAAACCTTTGACGGTATGACATGTAAGTTCTACTTCCACAACTTTAAGATCTATCAACTAGAAGAGGCACGAGATATAGTCGATTTTGGCACAGCCCGAACCTATGCGGGTAACAAAATAATCATTGACTACGATTATCACCCAATGCAAGATATCATAGAGTCAGTAAACGCTTAAAAAAGGGCTGTATAATTAAGGTGAGGAAACAAGCCCTTTTAATCTAAAAGAAAAAAAAGAGGTGAAATACATGGCATATACACGTGGTAGTTCAAACGATATTATCGTTGGAGCAGCAGCACTTTTCACATATGAAAATGGCGCACTCACAGATGCAGCACTTCCAGGTTACGTAGCAGGAGAGTCTTATAAGGATACCCTTACAGAAGAAACTCCAGAGTTCCGTAACGTTGGATACACAATGAATGGTTTGGAAATTCAATTCCAACCAGATTTTGGTGAAGTAGCAGTAGACCAGGTTCTTGACGTTGCTAAGTTGTTCAAGCAAGGCATGCAGGTAAACCTAAATACTACATTCGCAGAATCAACACTAGAAAATCTTTTGTTCGCAATTGCAGGACAAGATGGAGATCTAGGCGCAGTATCAGGAACTGGTATTGGCGCAGGATCAGCAGCACTTAACCTTTCAGCAGGAGACATCGGAGATGTCCCAGTTGAGCGTGGTTTGGTTGCAGTAGGTCCAGGAACTGGAGACGCTTCAGCAAATGTTGAGCGTGTCTACGTTGCATACCGTGCACTTTCAATCGAGAGCGTATCAGTATCAGCAAAGCGTGACGAAGCGACAATGTTCGAAGTATCATTCCGTCTTCTTCCAAATGATAATGCATCATACGGTAAGATCGTAGATCGCACTATCCCAGCAGGCGCATAATACAACTTAATATATACAGTTTGGCCCAGACCCTAATAAGTCTGGGCCTTTCTGTTATACTATATATATGGCAACAACTGTTTATAACACAAAAAATATTACCCTGCAAGATGGGGTAGAAATAGAGTTGTCCCCACTTAAAATAAAATATCTTAGACAATTAATGGACAACTTTGATGAAGTTAGAAATGCACAAGGAGATCTTGAAGCAATCGTGGCCCTATCAAAGTGTGCAAGAATTTGTATGAGGCAATTTAGACCAGAGATTACTCAAACCCAAGAGATGCTAGAAGAGTATGTCAGTCTACAAGACATCTATGATATTTTAGATATTACTGCTGGTATTAAGATTAATGATAAATCAGAAGAGCCAGTACAAAAACAAGCAGTTGATAGTGGATCCTCTTGGGAAGAACTTGACCTTGCAAAGTTAGAATCTGAAGTATTTTTGCTGGGTATTTGGAAAGACTACCACGAGTTAGAAGGATCACTATCTATGCCAGAGTTAATGATAACGCTATCTACTAGCAGAGAACTAAACTACGATGAAAAGAAGTTTCTTGCAGCAATGCAGGGAGTTGACCTAGACAAGAATGCTGGAAAAGCAAATGCCTGGGAAGAAATGAAAGCCAGAGTCTTTAGCAAAGGAAAGGCTGCCAATGCTAGAGACATCGTTGCACTACAGGGTATTAGCGCACAGAAGGCTGGATTTGGGATTGGCATGGGATTAGACTATCAAAAAATAGACTAAAAACAAGCCTGTTTATGGTATAATTAAACAACTATAATGGAGGAAATCATGGTTAAAGAAGTAGAAAGCAAGAATCAACTGTCACTTATTGACGGAACAAAGTTTGAGATTAAGCCACTAAAAATATCTCTACTTAAGCCTTTTATGGAACATTTTACAAAACTGCAAGAAGTTGCAGACGATAACAGCAAGTCAATGGATGTCTTGATTGACTGTGTTCAAATTGCATTTAAACAATACTTGCCTGCAATTGCAGACAACAGAGAGGCGATTGAGGAAAATCTAGATCTTCCTACAGTCTACAAGATCATTGATGCTGCTTCAGGAATGCAACTTTCTGACTCAACAGGTCTTCTAAACTCAATCAAGTAAAGAGGTGTGCTGATTGGCTGACGTAAATGCAAATATTGGTATTAATTTTGATACCAGTCAAGCCTTAGCACAATTACGTCAGTTACAGGCTGGACTCAGCCGTTTTAATCAAACCCTAACTCAGGGTAACGTTGCAGCAATGAATGCCCAGAAGGGCCTTAATAGCCAGTTAATGCAGGCTATCAATGCTACTGGAAAATTTGTTGCAACTCAAAAAGATGTAGCATCAAGTACATCTTCTTTTACACAGGCACTTGAAAAAAATCAAATGTCAATGCGACAGTACTTTAGGTACACCGCAGCAGCAGCCACTCAAAATACCAAGGTATTTAAAGGCATGTTTGCACAAGAGCGTGAGACATTAACACGTGCTAGTAAAGACAGAGTAAAACTACTACAGTCTCAGTATATCCAAATGCAGTCTGCAAATGGAGATATGATCAAGACTCTTCAGGTTGTTCCAAAGCACCTAAAGATGGTCAATGGCCAATATGCGGACTATGCAACACGTATGCAAATGGCTGCACAAAGACAGCAATTTTTAAATAAACTATTAAGCCAAGGCTCAACACAACTCCTGAATTTCGGTAAGAATACTCAGTGGGCTGGTCGCCAGTTGATGGTTGGTTTGACTATTCCACTTACAATTCTAGGCTCAACTGCAGCAAAAACATTCATGGAAATGGAGCAGGCAATAACAAAGTTCTCCAGAGTATATGGAGACATGATGACAAACTCAGATGCAACTGACAAGGCTATTGCAGATGTTCAGAGACTTGCAAAAGAGTTTACTAAGTTTGGTATTGCAGCAAAAGATACTGTAGAAATGGCTGGAACTGCAGCAGCGATGGGTCTTACTGGAGATGCACTTAATGCTCAAATAGTTCAAGCAACAAGGCTTGCAGTTCTTGGACAAGTTGAACAACAGCAAGCGCTTGAGACAACAATTTCTTTAACAAACGCTTTTGGAATTGCTTCTGAAGATTTAGCAAAAAAGATTAACTTTCTCAACGCAGTAGAAAACCAGACTGTTCTTTCTATTGAAGATTTAACAATTGCTATTCCAAAGGCTGGACCAGTTGTTAAACAACTAGGTGGCGACGTAGAAGATCTTGCATTCTTTATGACTGCAATGAAGGAAGGTGGAATCAACGCATCAGAAGGTGCTAACGCACTTAAGTCTGGTCTTGCTTCTATGATTAACCCTTCTAAGAAGGCTAGTGAATTTCTTGCGGGACTAGGTGTAAACCTTACTGGTATTGTTGAAGCAAACAAGGGAGACTTAAAGGGAACTGTAGTAGGATTTGCTAGAGCACTTGACACACTAGATCCTCTTAACCGTGCAAGAGCAATCGAGCAACTATTTGGTAAGTTCCAGTTTGCACGTCTATCTACATTATTCCAAAACGTTACAAAAGATTCTTCACAGGCTGCAAGAGCATTAGGACTTGCTGGAGCATCAGTTGAAGAGTTAGCAATCTTGTCTGAGCGAGAACTTGGCAAGGTTGAAGATATGACTGGTAACAAGTTTAAGAAGTCTATGGAAAACATTAAACTTCAACTTGTTCCAATAGGTAAAGCATTCTTAGAAGCAGTAACTCCTATAGTTAGTTTTGTTGGAAGAATCCTAGAAAAATTTAATACTTTAAGCGATGGAACTAAAAAAGTTATAACAGTTGTTATTGGAGTTGTTGGAGGACTTGCTCCAGTTCTATTGATGACATTTGGTGTTTTGATGAACTTTGTTGCAAATGGTATTAAGTTGTTTGCAAAACTTCGTGGTGGAGTTGCTCAACTTAATGGTTCAAACAATGTTCTTGGTGGAGGGTTTGAGTATCTAACTAATCAGCAGATTGAAAACCTTGCACAATCTAATGCTTTACATACATCTCATAGCCAATTAATTTCTACATTTAATGTTGAGGCAGCATCAGTCCAAGCATTAGCAGCAGCCTACGGCGCAGCAGCAAGTCAAGCAAGAGCCCTTGCTCAATCATCTCCAGGATTATTTAACACAGTTCCAGGACCTGCAGGAGCAGTAGCAGGACTACCTAAGAAATTTGCACAAGGAGGAGTTGTTCCAGGTACAGGAAATAAAGACACAGTACCAGCACTACTAACTCCTGGTGAAGTTGTTATTACAAAAGATACTGCAAAGAAAAATCCAGAGTTAGTTGCTGCACTTCAAAATGATTCTGTAAAAAGATATCACAAAGGTACTGGAGAATTTCACGAACACCCACATCCAAGAAAGCCAAAATATACAATTGTTGAACCACATACAGGTAGAGTAGCAGGTGGTGAGCAAAACACAAAGACCATGTCTGGCGGTGCTATCATGATGCCAGGAAATATACAGGGTAAGGCTGTTAAGGGATCAACAACTGCTGGAGGAGATTCTAGATTTATTGCCAAAACTCAGTTGAATGACGATGGGGAACTAATCCCAACTGGAGCAACAGAACAGTTTAAAGCAGCAACAGCAGGATCAATGAAAACTCAGATGCAGGCCCTTGATGGCATAGCAAGGCAAACAGATGAGTCGTTTGCTACTTGGTCTGAGGCTAACAAACACTTAACCCCTCACTTTGATGAGATGGCAAATATATTTGCAAAAGAAATACTTCCAGGAGTAACAGATGTTAGCCAAGCAGGTCAAAACGCATACCCAAAGATGGTTGCATATATAGACAACCTAGAAAGAGATTTAAAAATTACTGCCGATGAAGCAGAAAAGATGAAGATTGCTGCACGAAGAATATTTGATGCAGATTTAGGAACACCAGAAAATCCTGGTCGAGACGCAGTTGCTATGAACCGCAAAAGAGTCGAGACTGGAATTGATGAAGATGGTAATGAAAGAATTACCGATATAAGAACAGAAAGAGTTGCAATTCCTGGACACTCTATGTCAGAGTATTTAGATGGTAAAACAAAAGACAATACAGATAGAGAGTATGCACTAAGAGGATTAACTCCCCCAGAAGAAACAGATGAAAAAGGAAGTAAACCAACATTTGCACACATAAAAAGTGGAGAGGCTGGAACAAGTTATTCTGAGCCAATTGCATCAGAAAAGGGTGGAGTAACAGATACTGAAAGAGCAATTGTAGAAAAACTAAGAAATAGAGAAAAACTTAGTGCAGGACAAATAATAACACCTGCACCCAAAATTGAAGTAACACCAGAAGATAAAGCCAATGCAGAAGCAGAAGGAGCAAAAGTTGGACAGGCAGCAATTGATGGTGCAAGTGGTCCAGCAGGTGCTGACAATCAGTCTCCATCTAAAAAAGGTAGAAAGATTGGTAAAGATATTGCAGATGGAATTGTTGAAGGGTTGCAAGAAGGAACTCCAGAAGTTACTGCCCAATCTTCAAGACTTGGGAATGCAGCAGTACCAACAGCAGCAGAAACACAAGCAAGAGTTGACAAGATGGATCTTGAAAACAAGGCTTTCTATGATGATATTGATACCCCAGAATTTCGTGATGAAAGACAAATACTTAAATCACAAGATAGACAAAGAAGAAAGCGTGGAGCCACAGGAACTGTAGGTGGTGGCCCAGTAACACCACCATCAGGACCTTCTTCAACAGTTGCTTTAACAGCAAGGACTGAAGCAGCAGCAGAAGATTTAGCGGTAAGTACAGAACAGGCTGCAACAGCACAATCACAAGTTGTTCAGCAGATTCATGATGAAAGTAAATCAAGAGTTACTATTAAGGGTAACACTATTAATATTGGTAAGGCTCGTCAAGAAGCAGATAGGCTAGATAAGGAAGCCTCTGACGCAGAAGCAGCAGCAGCAAAGGTTAGAACTGAAGCAGCAAAATGGGAAGAGGTCGCAGCCCGTGAAGGTGGCAAGAACATGCACACTGCTGAAAATGCTAAAGCCCTTAAAAAACTTGCTGATGAAGCAGAAATTAAAGCAGCAGAAGCAAGAATAAAAGCAGCAGAAGCAGAGATTGTAGCAGCCCAACTTGAGGCTGATGGTGAAGGTTCAGAACAAATAATTCAAGACCCAGTTAAAACCCCAGCCAAAGTTAAAAAAGCAGAGGAGGTTATGTCTAATGGAACCGTTGAAGCGGGAGATGGCATGCGCCGAATTGTTGATGGTACAGATGAAACAGCAGACTCAACACTACTAGTAGCAGAACAAACAGATGAACTTGCAAATGTAACTGGAGAAGCCGTTGATGCTCAAACACAAACTGCAGGAAACCTTTTAACTGGTGCACAGATAACAGATGCTACTACAGGAAATATGAATGATGTTCTTCAGTCAACAGGTACAACAGGTATAGCACAAGATGATATTGCAGGTTCTTCAGAAAACATTGCTGACATAAATAGAGACATTGAAGAAGACAAGCGCAAGATAAGAGAATTGGGACGACAAGAACTTGCTGCACGAATGAAAGATCCAGGTGCAATTATTCCTGACGGAGCACAGTCAGATACTAAACGCTTTGATAGAACCGACGCTCCTAGTTATACAGAAGCCTATGATGAAGTAATGGGTAGAGACCCAGGAACTAATGGTCCAGACGACCCAGGGCAAACTGGATATACAAGAAATAAAAAGGGACAGTTTATCTTTGACCCAGAAACAGGAGAACCAACAACTCTTACTCAAAAGCAGGTAACTAAAAAGAAACGTGGTATGCGTAAAGAAAAGGTTGGAAAGTTTTCTGGTAAAGCAGCAGGAGCATTAGGAACAGCAACTATGGTTGCAGGTATGGCAGGAGCCCCTCCACAAGTTACAGCAGCACTAGGAACAGCAGCAACAGTTGCACAGTTTGCCCCAATGATTGCGGGTACAGGACCAATAGGCCTTGCAGTAGGAGCAGTTGTAGCATTAGGCGCTGGAGCGTATATGCTTAATAAGCACTTTAATCAAATGGCTGCAAAGGCAGCACAGTTTGCAAAAGACTTATCAGCAACCAGAGATGGATTAAAATCAATAGGTGAGATGAGTGGTAGAGTTGGCGCTTCTGAAATTATGGATAAGCGTAGACAGACTAGCCAGTACGGTAAGTATGACGAATCAATTAAAATTGATACTACATTTGGTGAGAAGTTCTTAGGCACAGATACTGGTAAAAAAGAAAAGAAACTATTCCAAGACAATGTTAAAAAATTTGGAAACGATAAAGCCATAAATGATTTATCTTTAAAACTTGCTACAGCAGTTGCTGATGGAGTTCTTGATGCCGAAGCAGCAAACAGTATTGCTGCAGAACTTGCACTACAGGTAAAGGATCAAAAAGTTGAAATGCAGGTTATTGGACAACTAGGAGCACTACTTGGGCCAGATGGTAAAAATCTAAAAGACAACCCACTTGAAACAAGACTTCTTCTTCTAGACAATGCTAATCAAAGAGTAACAAAAACAGAAACAGATATTTCAGAAGGAACTGGAAACACAAGAGAAAATGTTGCAACAGTCGCAGCATACAATATGAATAATATTGAAATGGCTACTATGATGGCAGATCAAATTCAAATTGAGTATGAAACTCAAAAGAAAAAACTTGAAGCAGAGTTAGCCTCTACAACTAACGCACAAAAGAAATTAGAAATCACAGGAAAGATTGCAGCACTAGATGCTGCAAACCTAGAGAATTCAATATTAATGAATGCCCAGTTGCTTAGACAACTTGACACACAAACAAAAAGTTTTGAAAAAGTATATAGTGCTTCAGTATGGGGAAGCCAAGCAGCCAAAGAAGATGCCTACTTTGACGCAACAAGAACTCAACTTGAAACAACATACAAGGGAACTGACCAGGAAGAAGCATCAAAGAAATTCTTAAATACAACAGAAGAGTTTGGAGATAATGCTTTTTCTAATGGATTAGCAGATCAGAAGACAGCACAAACTTTCCAAGCAAAAATGGAAATGCTTGTTGGAAGTAAGGTATTAAGTCCAACAGAAGCAAACAATTACATAGAACTATTCTCTGGTCAACTAGACAAGTTTGATTTATTGTTTGACGCAAGCGTTGAAATACATGGCCCAGCAAAAACAAAAGAACTTCTTAATATGTTTGCAGGATACGAGAATAAAGCAAAAGCAACTGAACTTATTACACAGATCTCACTAACAAAGCAAAACCCAGCAGAGTATGATGCAATCATGGAAACACTCAAGGGAATTCAGGCTCTAGATGGAACTACAATTGATATGGAACTTCTATTAACAACAGTTGGTCTAGAGGGAGTAGAACGACTTAAGACTCAAATGGAGGGTATTGAAAAACTAAAAGAGGCTCAAGAAAAAAATGGTGACAAGAAGATGGACCTTGAGAAGGTTAGAAAACTTGGACCTATAGAATCTGCAACTGTAGATGCATTAATAAAGAACACAAAAAGAAAGCAAGAGTTTGATAGTTTAACTTTAGACCAGCAGGCAGAATATTTGCAAAAACTTCAAACCCAGTTCGCTTATGAAGGAATGGTAAACGATACTCAAAGGGCTTTAGAAGCAGAACAGTATGCACGTCAGATGACACTTATTGAGCAAGCCAACGGAAGGGTTGCAACAACCACTGCTGCATTTACAGCATCTGTTGCACAGTTTAAAGCATCCTACATGGCACTTGATGCAGCATCAAGGGCTATTGTAAAGGTTAAGCCAATCACGTCAACTGGGATAGTAAGCAATCCCGCAGGCCCAGCAAAGACTCCTACAGACAAGGGTAAGAAAGACGATCCTTACGACTTTTTACAAGATCTTGCTATGCGTATTAAGATGACAAGAGATGCATCATTTGATGCAACAAAACCGCTAAAGTCAATGATTGAAGCAATGGCAGGAGCAAAAGCCAGAAAAAATGTTTCCTCTATGTTTGAAATGTTTAAGGGTGTTCAGCAAACACTTATTGGCCTAAAGGTTCCAAAAGAATTAAGAGACTATATTGCAGGACTAGATCCAGAAGAATTTAAAGAGTTAGAAAAAGCAGGAGCATTTACATACGCCCCTAAGAAAGATAAAAAGACGGGTAAAGTTGTTAAAGATGCAAAGGGTAACATCGTATATGACAAGTCAAGAATTGTAGGTTTGTCAGAAACTTCTAAGACAATCGTAGCAGCATATAACGAAGCCCCTCTAGAAAACTTTAATCTTGCACAAAAAGAAATTATTACAAATACTGACAATCAATTTAAAGCATTTAATAAACTAAAGGCAGAAGGCGTAGATACTGCAACTGCTCTAGAAATGTTACAAGATGAAGCCCTTGCAGCAGCACTTGCATCTGGCCAAATAAAAGGACCAGACCTAAAGAAGTTTGCTGAAGATGCAAAACTAGCAGCAGATGCAACAGCAAAGTATGCAGTTATTTCTGACCTTCTAAAAAAGAATGAAGAGATGGAGTTTAAGGCAACTGCTGTTCCAAAACTAGCAGCAGCACTTAAGCAGAGTGGTATGTCTGTTGAAAATATTCAGACAGTACTTCAAGATCCAGCACTAGCAAAGCAATTAATAAAAGACTTAGAAGATGGCAAAATAGATTCAAAGGCCATTTCTGATTACCTAAAGAACATAAAAGATGAAAAGATTGTAGAAATTCGTGGCAAGTTTAATGCTGGAGATTTTGCGGGTGCAGCAGCACCAGGTATGGAACTTGTTAGCAAGATGTTCTCAGTTCAGGAATCACTAATTAGAACTGGTGCTAGTGCAGCGTCTAAGTCAATGGTCGCAAATATTAAAAAACTTAAAGATGTAAATGAAGATCTTCAACTTGAAATTCAAGACATTACCATTAATTCTATTAGACCAATTGAGCAGACTATCGAAAAATTATCAAGAGAACTAGAGATAAAAGTTACTCGAGTCCTTGAGGCATATCAAGAAGAAATAAATGATCTTCAACATGTTATTAAACTTGCCTTTGAAGATCCAATAGCAGACATTAATGCAGAAAATACAATCCTGTCTAACGACATGGAAATAATGAACCATGCTGCAGAAGAAATCAATAAGAGGTATGATGAACAGGCAGAGGCTCTGTCTAAAGTTTCAGAGATTAAGAGTCAGATTGTTGAACAAGAAAAGGAACAACTTGATTTAGCAGATGCTTTATCAAAGGGAGACATTGGTGCAGCAGCCCGTGCAGTCCAGGCTATAAGAGCAGCCCAAGCAGCCCGTAATGCAGAGAATGCTTCAAAGGCTTTAGAACTATCTCGTAAGAATAAGATTGATAATCTTAGAGGAAGAGACTCAGGGTTAAGCAAAGACGAGATCACTGAAAGACAATATCAAAATGCTCAAACAATATACGACTTAGAAAACAGAGCAGAGACAGAAGTAATTAATCCAGACGGATCAAAAGAACTACTCACAAGATTAGAAATTTTAGACAGAATAGAAGAAAAAAACAAACTAATCTATGCCCTTGAAGAAGATCGTGAAGCAAGACAACTTGCTATACGGGCAGAAGAAGATAAAATATATGCATTCAAACAAAAAGTACAAGAAAAGCAGGACAAGATTGATAAAAACAGTTTTGATATTGCAACGGATGAACGTAAGATAGAAAAATTAGTTTCTGGTATAACAGTTCTTGGACAAACAAAGGATGCTTGGGATGCTGTTAGTGCAAAGATTGAAGCATCTGCACTTGCTGGACAAGACTTCGATAGGCTTATGGGTACAATGCTTGCTTCAACAGACAAGATTGAAGAAGGTTGGGACAAGATATCAGATACAATGAAGAAGTATTCTGATATTACTGGAGATAAAACAAAGGGTCTTGGAACTGCAGAAATGCAAGAAGAAAGAAAGAAAACCCATGACTTATTAAAAGAAAATGAACAAGCAGCCCTTGATGCTATTAGGGTTGGTAAGAATGCAATAGCCCAAGCCCAAGCAGAATACGATATTAAGAAAAAGGCATATGACCTAGAAGTTGAAACACTTAAAACTCAACACGCTGCAGCAATGGCAAGACAAGATTTTTATGCAGCAGAAAAAATATATCAAGCACTTGTTGCTAAACAAAAGATGGCACCTGCTGCACCAGTAACAGAACCAAATTCAAAAGTTGATAATGCAAATATAAACTACAACAATATTAACGATAATGCTGCACAAGATATTTATGACGAGGCCAACGCAGAAGCAAAAGACTCTAAACAACTATATACATATAAAGGAACAGGGGGTGCTTCAGGGGGCGGAACAACTGGTGGTGGTGGAGGAAGCATCATACCAAAAACTCAAGCACAAAAGGATGCAGAAGCAAAGGCAAAGAAGGAAGCAGACGCAAAGGCTGCAGCAGATGCAGCAGCAAAAGCGGGAAAAATTACTCCTCCAATAATGCCAACACAGAAAATTGATGCACCAAGAACTTTTGTAAAAGATGCAATTTATTCAACAACTGCTCCAGCCCTGGCAACAAAGAGAGCAGCAAAGGAAACTGAATTTAATACAAAACTTAAATCTATAACTAGCAAGTATACCGCAGCATATCAATCTGGTGCTCTGATGAGTATGGGTCTTGACCCTAACATAACTGATGAAATGCATAATAAGTATGTTCAGAATGCTAAAGCATTAGTTCCATTAGCAAAAGATAAAGCAGCAATCGCAAAAGAACTTGAGGCACTTTCTAAGATAAGAAACGAATATAGAGAATACGGAACAAGTGTAAATTCCAAAGGTCAGACATCAGTTGCAGACCTAAGTAACTCAACTGCTGCAACAAGAGCAGCATCACAAGCAAAAAGTGCTCTTCCAAAAGATGTTGTTGCAGTTCTAGAAGCACTAAGAGAACTGAATGCTTCGATAGAAGAAGATAAGTCTAAAATTAAAATAGCAAGAGATAATTACTCTAAAGTAAAAATTGATAGAGGATACACAGAGTCTCAATTTCCTATATTAACATTTGATCCAGAAAAAATTAAAACAGATGACCCTGAGTCATACAAGAAAATTCTTCCCCTGTATACTGCATACAAGCAGATTGCAAAGGACATGGATTCTAAGTCTGATCAAGGGGCAAAAGGACGATGGTTACTAAAAAATGCTGGATATAAGGCTTCAGATTTTAATTTTTACTTTGAAAGAGGAAAGAATTACGTAACAACTCCAACTGGTGCAAATACCTATAACTCTGGTAAAGATTATCCTACCTGGAAGGGTTATGCAACTGGTGGTCTTGTTTCTTCTAAGTTTGCACAAAAGAGATTTAGCATGGGAACTGATACAGTACCAGCCATGCTTACTCCTGGAGAATTTGTAATGAATAAGTTTGCCGTACAGTCCCACGGTATAGGAAAAATGCAGGCAATGAATAATGGCCAAGCAGCAGGCGACTCAGTGTATAATTATAGTATTAGCGTAAATGTTAAGTCTGAATCAAATCCAGATGAAATTGCAAGAACCGTCATTGCTCAGATAAAGAGCGTTGACGCACAAAAGATGAGAGGAGTTAGAACCTAATGGCAACTAATGCATATATGGCAGGTCGTAAGAAATATCAAAGACCCCAAGGGATCCTCTTTGCAGATAACGAAGGTATCAAGGTAGATGGTTTTCACATCCCTGAAGGAGACGAGATTGGGTCATTAGGAGCCTCTGTGGATGGCTATGGCGAGTTCATAATCCTTTCTGATAACAATAGGTCACCCATAGACTTTAAGACCACCAGAATTGAAAAACGGGAGAGAATGATAAATGGCCGTATGAGATCTTATCATACTGCAGATAAACTAACATTAACAGTATCTTGGGATATGCTGCCATCTAGAGCATTCGATACTTATGCTGGCTTTGATGCTAATGGAAATCCAAACATGGCAATAATCCCAGAGATAAGAACAAACCCTTTAGAGTTTACTACAGACGGTGGCGCAGGTGGAGTAGAACTCCTTGACTGGTATAAAAATCACAGTGGATCTTTTTGGGTCTATCTTGCCTATGACAAATACACGAACTTTAAAGATGTCTTTGAAACTACAAATGTAGATGAAAGGTTTGCAAATACAAATAAGTATAATGAAGTTATTGAGATGTTCTTTACAGACTTTAGTTATTCAGTTCAAAAAAGAAGTGGGCTTAACTTTGACTTCTGGAATGTATCTTTAACTCTGGAAGAGGCATAATGTTTCAAGAGAAAGATTTATTAAAGCACATAGAGACAAGTTCTTCTATTAAAACACAGTCATTGGTTGTTGCTGAATGGAACATGAATATTGCTACAAATATTTTAGCAGTTGGAAATTATAGATACCGCCCATATGATGCAGGATCTATCTATAGAACTATTCCAAACACATTTGTTTTAGAAAATAAAACTTCATCCCCAGCATTTTATTATGGAGCAACAGATGCAGATGTTGTTATTGATGGAGGGTTTGATAAAAACGATCTACCGTTTAACCTTATCCCCAAAAAAGAAAAGTTAAAACTTTTATACTCACTAGAGGATTGCGTAAAACCTTTTAGACCAAGATCTGGAATTAATAAGGCAGTGTTTCAGGGTGGAAAGTTTTTACATAACCCTGACATAAATATGGCAAGAAAGCCAAGATATTATATGGCAGACAAGAATGATCCATTCAAATACTGGACATCGTTTAGAACTGAGAATGGTATTGAGTACGGAACGGCTACAAAGACAATGAACGGAAGGCATATGATTGAAGATGCTGCCCCATTTGTTGTGTATAAAGATAAGGTTCCAGCAAACAGACTTGTTGTAAAGATGCAGACAAATATTGGAGACATCGATTCTGGAAGATATACAAATAAGTCAGGATCTTTTCCTGACCCGTACTTTGGAGAACTAAATCAAACAACTCCAAATGTTTGGAAGGTTCAAGTATTAAAAAATAATAACTGGGTAGATGCAGTTTCATTTAATGATCAAGATAAAAGAAAAGATGGAACCCCAATAATTCAATCAGATGGATATGTGGAACTAGCCTACGGATTGATCTTGCCAAAAATATATTCTGAAGTATTTGTTTATCGTGGAGAACTATCCTCTTTATCTCTTAGGCCCCCAGTGGGAACAAGAGAAGGAGATGCATATCTTATTGTTGAAAACTCTGGGGATATTGGAGAATATCATATCTGGTATAAGGATGAGTGGAAGATATTTGTTCCAAACTATGGGTGGAAGTTTGAAGAGCCAGTCGTTGATAGTTTTACTAATTTTGTTACAGAACTTACAGACCCAACAAGTTATACTGTAAGAGGAGAACTAAAGTATAAAGAGTTTGAGTACATCTCTGGTATTAGAATTGTTGTTGACAGCATGAAGAAGTTTGACGCATCCTTTGATCTCATTGAGTTTTCCCCTAGACTTACTGCTGACTTATCAGATAGAGTAACATCCTTTTCTTTAAATAAAAGTGCCTCAGATTTAGGACAAAGTGGAATGCCAGTTGGACAACTTCTTGCATCAACTGGTAATATAACATTTTTTGATTTTGATGATGCATTTAATAAAAACAACACTCTTAGTATTATCGCAAATCAAAATATAAAAAATATTCAAATAAAACTTTATGAAGTCTTGACAGATGCAAGACTCATAGACTATTATGTTCCTATAAAAACCATGTACTCTGACGGATTTCCAAAGGTTGATAACCAGTCAAAGGTGGTCTCTCTCGCCCTAAGAGATCTGTACTTCTATTTTGAATCTCAAACTGCACCAGAGATATTGTCAACAAACACATCTGTTAGCGCTGCTGTATCTTTACTTTTAGACTCTATTGGATTTTCTAATTATGTATTTAAAAGAGTGGAAGGAGAATCCGAAATGGTTATTCCATACTTCTTTATTCCACCAGACAAAAGCGTTGCTCAAATATTGCAGGACCTAGCAGTTTCAACACAAACAGCAATGTTCTTTGACGAATATAATAATTTTATAATGATGAGTAAAGATTTTATTATGCCAACTGCAGCACAAAGACCTACAGATTTAACTTTATATGGATCTTCAGATTCCGCACAGGTAGAAGTAATTAAAAATAAAGACACAAAGCCTAAACTTGCAAACATCATGGAACTGACTAGTCAAGATAGCGAAGTCTATAATGCTGGACAAATATCATACACAACAAGACATATAGAAAGAACTGTTGGAACCATTAAAGCAGCCCAGATGCTTGAACAGGAAAGAATGTATATATACAAGCCAGTACTTTTGTGGGAAGTTTCTGGGGAAGAAAGCACAAAATCAATAAACCAAGAGGTACAGAATAACTCCACCTATGATCTTAGTGCAATCCCATTGAACTCTTATTTATCAGCCGTTGCTCCAACGGTATCTAATGGAAGAATAATTAATAATACTATGGACCTTGGAGAAGCCATATATTATCTAGGTAGGTATAATGGTTACTTTTATGCCAACGGAGAGATTATAAAGTTTGATGCAGTTCAATATAATATTTCTGGAACTGGGGATGTGTGGATAACCTCTAAGAGTGAGTATGACACTTACTTTGCCTCTTTGCCCTTTAATGGGAAACTGTACCCTACAGGACTTTTAAGAATCTACTCTGAACCAAACTATGAAGAGGTAGATGGTTTGTCTAAGTTAAAAAATGGAGAAGTTGCCAAACACGGAAGAGCACAGTTTGGAACCACCATCTCAGAACACAACGCTGGCCTAAACCCATACTGGTCAAACAATGACAACGTCCGTGGTGTTGAGATGGATGCTAAGTATCTTTTTAAATTTGATCAGACAGTTCCACCAACAACAAAAAATGTTGCTGCTGGAGTTAACAACACCTTTGCCCTAAAGACAACCAGAAATGGAATTATTAAAAATTATTTTTCATCAAAATATATTTCAGAGTCTACTGTAAATAAAATGCTTTCAACTCAGAGCGGGACAACACAGTCTTCCGCTCTTGTTATGAATGGCGGAGGCTTTAAAACAACAGATACTCCTGCAAACTTCTTGTCCTATGTTTACAAGCCACTTTCAAATAATTTTAAACATTTTGGAACAAGGCTTAGAGTTATTGGAAGAATTGAAGATAACGAAAAAAATGGACAAACTCCAGTTGGACCTTCAGAACTTTATACCGTACAAGGAAAGACTGCTGATGAAAAAATTACAATTGCAGGAGGCAGTGGTGGTATTGCAATCATGGTTGACCCAAAAACAAATGCTGGATACTACTTTGAAATAATTGCTTTAGATGCAACCAAGGTAAATGATTCTGCAAGACAAAATGTCCACGATGTATTATTCTATAAATTAGAAGCAGAAACTTCAAATTTGTCAGGCCCTGCAATACCTATTACTCTTTATGAAGGTCTTGCGAACATCATTGTAGATGGCGGACAGTTCGTGGGTCAGTATAGAGTAGCAGCAGAACAAAATCCAACTGTCTACGATCTTTCTGTAGAGTACCAGGATATTGGATCAAAAAGAAAGTTTTTCTTATATCTAAACGACAATCTTATTGCTACAGTTTTTGACGATTCTCCATTAAAGGTATATAACAACCTTGCACTTTTTGTTAGAGGATCTTCTAGAGTTATGTTTGAAAATGTTTATGCCTTAGCAAATAACTATTCTCAAAACACATCATTTCAACTAGATACTCCAGTTGCAAATGTATTTAGTAATTCTGGAATAAGTGCTCAAGATTCATTTAGAAAATACTCAATGAGTGGGGCTGTCCAGGCTGCCTATCTGACTGGCATAAGTTCTTCCCAACCTCCCAAGTTTAGTATCTACTTTGACGAGTTTGGTACCATCATGAGAGAAGCAGCATCTTTTAATTTTAGATATGATTTAGCATATCCAGCACTGTACGCACAGTTATCTCCAACCTTTAATAAGTTAAAGTCCTATGCTGTATCTGGGTTCAGAGCCAGATCATACGGAGCAGAGTTTTTAATTTTTAATACAACAGATACAACACTAAGTTTAGACTCAAGTAGCCAAAGTTATTTAAGAGTTCAAGGTATAGCCTTTACAAATCAGTCCACAAACAACTATAGTGTTGATGATTACTTTTCAAAAAATAGCAATCTTTCAGACCCACAGTTTGACTCAACAGGTCTTATAACTGCTGTTAATAAAGTTACAAAAAACTATGAAGATATCAAAGCAAGCAGAATGCTTTACGGAAAAAAAGATTTTTCTTTAGATGTTCCATACGTACAATCAGCCGATGCTGCTGAAAACCTAATGTCCTGGTTAGTTAAAAAAATAACAAAGCCAAGAAAGTCAATAGGTTTAAAAATATTTGCAAACCCTATGATTCAACTAGGAGATATCGTGGAAGTAGACTATGTTGAAAAAAATATTAATAGGGCTGGATCTGTTGGCTCTAGGTTCGTAGTATATAATATAGAATATTCAAAATCAAAAGACGGACCAGAGATGTCTGTCTTTTTAAGTGAGGTATTGTAATGGCTACAGATGCAACTGCAAATCAAGCAACATATACCTATACCTGGACTAATGACTTTGGTAGAAGCACTCAAACCAACTCAACCAAGGTCGCCGTCCCTAATGCCGTTGATGATTTAAATGATCCAATAGCATATGAGGCTATGTTTGAGATTATATTTCAAGATATTGGTGGACAAGAACTAATTAATATTTCCAGGGCAGATGCTATAAATGGACAAAACATTATGTATAGCATTGTTAAAAACCTAAAAAATATCATGCTTGAATATAACTCTAATAATATAATTAAACTTGGTGGCACATCAGATGTTTTGTTTAAGAACTTTTCAATAAAACTTGAAGACAAGATTCCTAAATACGGTAATGGAAGTAACGGGTCCATAGTCTACCTTGAGCAAGGCTCAGGCAACCTGTTAATTGATCTTGTTAACCTAGAAGACGAAGAGCAGGTAGAGATAGAGATAATCAACCAAGGGGGGTATTTTGATGATACAATTACTAATTAGGAGTAAAAATGATAACTAATACAGGCCAGTCAATTCTGGCAAAATACCTTGTAGGTCAGGCACCAGCCTATGCCTCATATATTGCAATTGGCTGTGGAGCCAAACCAGTATCATCTTCTTATACATTTTCAGAGGCTGAGATGACTGCTATGAGAGCAAAAGAATCTTTGGACTTTGAGATGTTTAGAATACCAGTAACATCAAGAGGATACGTTACTGAAGACGGAGTATCTAAGATTGTCTTTACTGGAGAACTTCCAACGCTAGACAGATATGATATAACAGAGGTTGGCATTTGGTCTGCGGGATCAAACCCAAGTGCAAACTTTAACGATAGCCGATCAATCTTTTTATTTAATAAAGATGAAACTTGGAAGTATAACAATACAGCCCTTGTTCCAATTGAAACTAGATTAGACGTTGCTGGAGACATTCAGACAACTAGCAAAGCATTTATAACAAATGCAGATAACCCAACCTTTACAAATTCAACTAGATCAAACAGGTATGAAGGTTCTAGGTTTTTAAATAGTATTGTAGTCCTTAGAGGAGATGTTTCAGATATTGAGATAGACCCAGTTACTGATGAACTTACGCTAGGGACTGCTCTTTCCCCTCACCTAGTATTAACAGGAGCAACTCTAGATTTTGATAAGTCATCACCAAAAGACGAGTTAAGGCTAGCCTTCTCAGTAATAAACAAAGACTCTACAAGAAATGTACAGCCTCACGATGTAAGAATTATTCTAGAGTTTGCAGAGGGAGATGTCTACAACGTTGGAGAGTACGCAAGGTTTGAAACAGTACTAAGCAGTACTGATCCAGACGTAGATTTTGAAAATCAAAGATATTTTATTTCTGTTGCAAAGTTTGAAGAATTAAATAGGAGTTCTGGATTTACTTGGAAAAATGCAGATGTAGTTAAAGCGTATGTCACAGTAACAGAAAAGAATGAAGTCACAGAAGAGGTGTTTATTTCAGACGAATTCTATGTTTGTCTAGATGCTTTAAGGCTAGAAAACACACAAAATCAAAATCCAATTTATGGATTAACTGGATATTCAGTTGTAAAAAGTCTAAACTCAAGGCCAGTTACAAAAATTGCAAACAGTTCAAACCACATTGAGTTTAGGTTTGGCTTGGATGTAATGTAATGGCACTGACCGATCTTGAGCCAGACAAAGAAATCAAAAAGGCAATAGTCTTAAAAGAAGATCTCCCATCTCTTAGTTTAAGTAGGCTAGGGTATTTTGTTAGGTATAGAGTGGTATCAAATGACAAGAATAGATCCTCTCACTGGTCTCCATACTACTTTTTACCAAATGGGGTTATACCCAAAGTACCTTGCTCTGTTGGAGTTGCAGGAGGACAATTGAAGGTAATTACCATGGTTTGGCAACATCCCAAGGCTTCAAGTGATCCTGGTGAGACTGAAACATCTATCTTTAAAGAATATGATGTGTACATTAAGACTAATCTAACTAATGATAAGTGGGTTCACCTTGAAACCGTACCTGCAACATCGCTTAGAATACTTGTTCCATCTGGAGTAACTTCCTTTCAGGTTGCAGTTCAGGTACCTGTCTATCCTAAGAATTATTCTGCAGATGCAGCAATCTTTACTTTAGAAACTCCGATAGTGGTATAATTATAGTATGGCAAAAATACCCTTACCTGAGCGTGGACAACCACTAGATGTAGCATATGTTTATGAGTTAGCCCAAGCAGTCAACGAGTTATCAAAAGAGGTCTCTCCAGCAACCTATGACTATGTAACTGTTCAGACAGCAGACAACGGTCCACAAAATAGAAAGGTTACAGAGGTTAGGGTTATTGGTGCACTTGTTAAAGTTGCAAGTAGCAAGTCTGTTACCCCTGGTGAGCAAATTTCTTTTTCACATTCATTTACAGGAGAGTTTAGATTCCCCCCAATTGTTACTGCTACCCCAATAAACGTAGGACAAACTCCTGCTGGAGCAAGCGTATCTTTAATATTAAATGATCCATCTACGTCTTCTGTTACTGGGTTTGTTAAGTTTAACACATCTGGAGATGCTTCTCTTAATGTTAACTTAATTATCATTGGTATACCAAACTAATGCTAAAATGTAAAAAATGTAAAGGCAGAATGTTTCTTGACAGACAATACAGCACAATCGGACACCTTGAGACATATTGCATGGCTTGTGGATCAAGAGATTTTTTTAATCCACCAACAAGTTCTGCGGAGGGTTTATGGCTATTAAAAAGGGAAGTATCGAGAGCGAAGGCTACAATGTCCTCCCTGTAATTCCAGGGAATAAAAAGGTCTGGTTTTTAAATGGAGACCTAGTTCGAGTGCACCATTTAAATAAATCTAATGGAATAATGTCTGTTTATAATATCACAAAAGATCAAATTGAAAGTTGTTTAGTTTCTGATTTTAAAAAGAAAAGAGAACGGGCCTATACCGTTAGAGAGACTGCTGATTTAGTTAATCGTCATAAAAAATATATGCCATCACTAATGAAACGAGGAGTCATCCCATTTCCAACGGGATCTCAAAAGGGTGGGGCCAGAGGATTCCAAGTAAGATCATATTACTCAGAATCGCAAGTAAAAGAGATACGTGATATACTTGCTACATACCATATTGGTAGGCCAAGAAAAGACAAATTAATAACAAATGATATTACGCCTAGCAAACAAGAGTTGACACGAAGAATGGGCGATGGTATACTTACATATAGAAGAACAGAAGACGGACAGTTTGTTCCAATTTGGAGCGAGTCTATTTAACGAAGGGTATGAAATGGAAAACGAAGACACAAAGGTATCTGTTACACTTGGATACACGCTTAACCTAGGAAACTTTCAATCGCTAAGGCTTGACCTTGGGGTAGTTGACACAAGACGTAATGGAGAAACTGCAGACCAGGCTTTTGAGCGAGTCTACAAGTTTGTTGAAGATAAACTGACTGATAAGATTAACGAAGCAAAGGCAGAGATTAACGAATAATGGCTGAGCGCAAAGACCGTATGGCTTTGCTTTCAAGATACAGCAAGTATCATACCGCAAGGTACGAATCAAAGCCATCCCTTAATCTAAATGTAGAACAGTGGGCTTCAGATGCCCTAGTTGAATCATACGGAATTTCAGGGTGTTACGATATACTTGAGTATTACTTTAAGGTTGCAGAGAATCCATCTTGGAATTACTTTGCATATAATGCAGAAAAGATTTTACAAGCACAAAAAGATAAAAGCAGAGATGACAACGAGAGAGCAGAGCGTAGAAGAATGGCAAAGGAGTGGCTAAGTGAATAATACAGAGTCCAAACTAATTACTGCAGTTCTTCAAGATAAGCAGATCCATATACTTCTGCAGGCAAATGTTGATAACCTTCTAAGAACTCACGGAGATATCTGGAACTTCATCAGACTCTATTTTGAAAACAATAAGTCTTTACCACCTGCAGAACTTGTAACAGAAAAGTTTAGAGACTTTGCCCCAATAGCAAATGTAGGAGCAACCAAGCACCACCTTGAAGAGTTGCAGGGTGAGTACCTAAATGACAGCCTTAAAGATATTCTAAGATCAGCAGCAGGAAATGTTCAAAACAATCAGGGAACTATTGCTCTAAATGATTTAATTACTCAGACATCTGAGTTAAAAAAGAATACTGCAGCCATTCGTGACATTGATGTTACGGATCTTGAATCAGCAGTAGCATACTTTGAAAACCTAAAGGTTCAGCAAGCAGCAGGTCATGTTGGAATTAAAACTAACCTACCAGGGTTTGATAACTATCTTCCTTCTGGAATTATGCCAGGGCAGTTAGGAGTCTTTCTAGCATACCCAGGTATAGGAAAGTCTTGGATGGCTCTGTACTTCGCTGTACAGGCCTGGAAGCAGGGTAGAACACCCCTTGTAATCTCTCTTGAGATGTCAGAAACAGAAGTTCGTAATCGTGTATTTACTATTATGGGTGAAGGACTTTGGTCTCACAGAAAGTTAAGCAATGGAGATGTTGAACTAGATACTCTTAAGGCTTGGCATGCTAAGCATTTACAGGGTAAGCCAGAGTTCCATATCATTTCAAACGATCAGGGTGGAGAGATTAACCCTTCAGTGCTTCGTGGAAAGATTGACCAGTACAAGCCAGACTTTGTAATCGTTGACTACCTTCAGTTGATGGCTCCTAATCAGAAGTCAGATAATGAAACAGTACGAATGAAGAACCTTTCAAGAGAACTTAAACTTATGGCTATTGGTGAAGAAGTCCCAATCATTGCTATCTCATCTGCTACGCCAGACGATGTTAATGATCTTAGTGGGGTTCCTACGCTTGGTCAGACCGCTTGGTCAAGACAGATTGCTTATGATGCAGACTGGGTTATTGCTCTTGGTAGAGCATCAAATAGTGATATTATTGAATGCGCTTTTAGAAAGAACCGTAATGGGTTTATGGGAGACTTCCTTGTACAGGTTGACTTTGACAAGGGATACTACAGATATAAAGATTATGAAGATAAGTAGTTATAATATGGTATGCAGCACGAGAATCTTCCTCCTACCTTCTATCACCATAGACCTATCAAAAAGTTCTATCTTGACGGGGTCATCCACGATGAGTCAGCGCTTGGTAGGCTGAAGGATGAATACATCAGGCTCCTGGATTCAGAAATGCGACTATCAGGATATGTGCCACGGCTTGACATAACTCCAGATTTTACGCTAGACTATAACCACAAGAAAAAATATTTTGAGTTTCAACTAACAGTACACGGGACATACACGGGAAGAAGACAAAGCGAATGGATAGCAGGAATAGACGTAAGCACACCAATCTTTATACAAAAGAGCAAATCAAAAGAGTTCTCACGGGAACAGGTGTAACGATTGAGTCTGAGGTTGACTCAGACTATATTATTTTCTGTCCATATCACAATAACAACAGGACCCCAGCAGGAGAAATAGACAAGTCAAATGGAACATTCTTCTGTTTTGCTTGTCACCACGTTACGGGATTGACAGAGTTTGTTATGCACATGTCTAATAGAACATACTTTGAGGCTGCAAGATTTATCAAAAGCAAAGAAACAGAAACAAGCATAGAACAGGATGTAGACAGGGCCCTTTATAAAAAACCAGAGTTTACTTTGTTTGACGAGGTTGTTATCAAAAGACTACATAATGAATTACTATCTTCTAGCAGAGCAAAAGATTATTTTAACTATAGGAAAATTACCAAAGAGTCAGCATCAAAATTTTCTTTAGGCTATTCAGAAAAACAAGATATGGTAACTGTTCCAGTACATAGTCCAGACGGATTAGCAATTGGATTTGTTGGAAGATCTATTGAGGGCAAAGAGTTTAAGAACACCCCAGGTCTGCCAAAGTCTAAAACACTGTTTAACCTTCATAGAGTTAAGACTTCTGGTAAAGTCTACATAGTTGAATCATCATTTGATGCCATTAGGCTTGACCAGTGTGGCTTTCCAGCAGTAGCAACATTGGGATCTAATGTGTCAAACATACAAATAGAATTGCTTCAGAAGTACTTTAATGATATAATTGTCATTGCGGATAACGATGAAGCAGGTGGAAATATGAAAACTAAGATAGTTGAAAAACTTGGTTCTCGTGTATCTGTAATACAATTAAATAAAGAATATAAAGATATAGGCGACATGGACGATAAGTCAATTCAAGAACTGGACTTCCAGTTTGACAAATCAATACAGTCTATGCTAAACTAACATAATACAGAAAAGAGAAAACACATGGCAATACTAAGAGGAATCAAAGAAATGGGACCAGTACTAGATGGTCCAAAGGGTGGCGACGGCCCAAAGGTTAAGTGGCTAAAACTTGCTGATGGACAATCAGTAAAGATTAGATTCTTAGAAGAACTAGATGAGGACTCAGCAAACTACAGTCCTGATCGTGGTCTAGCAATCGTTGTATCAGAACACACAAATCCAAAGGACTACAAGCGCAAGGCTGTAGATACAATGGACACAGAAGGTCGTGACTGGGCAGAAGAAATGCACCGCAAGGATCCAAAGGCTGGCTGGAGAGCACGTCTTCGTTTCTATTGCAACGTTCTAGTTGACGACGGCATTGAAGCACCATATGTTGCAATCTGGTCAATGGGTATCAGCAAGCAATCATCATTCAACACAATTCGTGAGTATGCACTTGAAACAGGAAGCATCTCAAATGTACAGTGGAAGTTAAAGCGTAATGGTCAGGGAACTGAAACCAATTACACACTAATTCCATCTGCACCAGATAAGGAGCCATTCAACTGGGGAGACATTAAGCCTTACCCACTAGAGTCTGCACTACGCAAGGTTCCTTACGCAGAACAAGAAGCGTTCTATTTGGGCTTTGATGGCCCATCTGCCACTTCAGCAACAAACGCTGATTGGTAATATGAACTACGTCGGCTTACATGTCCACACCCATTTCAGTTTATTTGATGGGATTGCTACTCCAGAAGAATACGTGAACCGTGCAGTTGAGTTAGGGATGCCAGCAATTGCCATCACTGACCACGGTACTTTATCTGGGCATAGGGAACTGCACCGTATTGCAAAAGCAAAGGGCATTAAGCCAATTCTAGGTCTAGAAGGATACATGTGTGCAGACATATCTGATACACGAGATAAGTCTGAAAGAGAAGGTCAACAAGATCTTGTCTACAATCACATTATCCTTCTAGCCAAGAATCAAATTGGTTTGGAAAACCTTAACAAGATTAGTGAACTATCTTGGACAGATGGTTTCTTTAAGAAGCCAAGATTTGATTTTAGTATATTAGAAAAATATAAAGAAGGAATTATTGTTTCTTCTGCTTGCCCAAGTAGCGTTTTAGTTAAAGCACTTGAGGAAGAAGAGTTTGCTCTCGCAAAGAAATATATCTCTTGGTTCAAAGAGCGCTTTGCTGATGACTACTACATTGAGGTTATGCCTCACAATGAAGCACACATAAATAAGTATTTAATACAACTTGCGGATGAATTTGATATCAAAGTTATTGTTACACCAGACTGCCACCATGTTGATCCATCACAAAAAGAAGTTCAAGAGTTTAAGTTGCTTATGAACACACATGGTAAGTTTGTAAAAGATGCAACATATGAGAAGTCAAAGAAAAAGGGCAACATGATGGAGCGCCTTGATTATCTTTATGGCGCAGATCGTCAAATGTCATTTAATAAGTTTGATATCCATCTTCTATCTTATGAAGAGATCAAGGCAGCCATGGAAGCGCAGGGTATTGATAGACCTGACATCTACTCAAACACAATCCTATTAGCAGAGACAGTAGGAGACTATGGAATTCAAGAAGGATTAAACCTACTACCAGTACAGTACAAGAGTCCTGACAAGGAACTTGCAAAGGTTGCTTTGGAAGGTTTGGCAGAGCGAGGTTTGTCAGAAAACCAAGAGTACCTTGACAGACTTGAAGAAGAGTTACAGATTATTAAAGATAAGAAGTTTGCTCCATACTTCCTTGTTGTAAGTAATATGATTAACTGGGCCAAGAAAGAAGAGATTATGGTTGGCCCAGGTCGTGGTTCATCTGCTGGCTCTCTTGTTTGCTACGCACTAAAGATTACAGACATTGACCCTATTGAACACAATCTTTTGTTCTTCCGCTTTATCAATCCAGATCGTAATGACTTTCCAGATATCGATACAGATATTCAAGATACTCGTCGTGAAGAAGTAAAAGATTATCTTGTTAGACAGTATAGACACGTGGCATCCATCGCCACCTTCCTTGAATTTACAGGCAAAGGAATTGTTAGAGATGTTTCACGAGTACTAAATATTCCTTTGTCAGATGTAAACAAGGTTTTAAAGACTGTTGATACTTGGGATGACTTCTGCACATCTAAATCAACACGAGAGTTTCGTGAGAAGTATCCAGAAGTAGAAGTTTATGGAGAGCAACTACGTGGTCGAATTCGTGGTACAGGTATTCACGCAGCAGGTGTTGTAACTGCAAAAGAACCAATCTTTAGGTACGCACCACTTGAAACAAGATCTTCTACTGGATCTGATGAAAGAATTCCAGTCGTTGGTGTTGATATGGAAGAGGCTGAGAGAATTGGCTTAATTAAGATTGATGCTTTGGGTCTTAAGACTTTATCTGTTCTTAAGAACACAATTGATATTATTAAAGAACGAGATGGAAAAAAGATTGACCTTCTTAAGATTAAGATGGATGATGCCAATGTTTATCAGATGCTGTCTGATGGATATACAAAGGGTGTGTTCCAGTGTGAAGCAGCACCATACACAAACCTTCTTGTTAAGATGGGTGTTAAGAATCTAAACGAACTTGCAGCATCAAATGCTCTTGTTCGTCCAGGTGCAATGAATACTATTGGTAAGGATTATGTTGATCGCAAACATGGTCGTCAAAACATTTCTTACACACACCAAGTATTAAAACAATTTACGGAGGACACTTATGGCTGTATTCTTTACCAGGAACAAGTTATGCAAGCATGCGTACACCTTGGCGGTATGTCCATGTCGGAAGCAGATAAAGTTAGAAAGATCATTGGCAAGAAAAAAGATGCTAAAGAGTTTGATCAGTTTAAAGAGAGGTTCGTAGAGGGTGCCTCTAAGTTTATCTCTCCAAACCTTGCTCGTGACCTATGGCATGACTTTGAGGCTCACGCAGGGTACTCATTTAACAAGTCTCACGCAGTAGCATACTCAACACTATCCTATTGGACAGCATGGCTAAAATATTATTATCCACTTGAGTTTATGTACTCAGTGCTAAAGAATGAAAAGGATAAAGATGCGAGAACTGAATATCTTATTGAAGCAAAAAGAATGGGAATTAGCATTAAGTTACCTCACATTAACGATTCGGATATTGATTTTAAGATTGAGGGTAAAGGTATTCGGTTTGGACTCAGTGCTATCAAGTTCATATCTGACAAGATTGGTGAACGATACATATCGGCACGACCATTCAATTCGTACAAAGAACTTGAAGAATTCACATTCACCAAGGGCAACGGAGTAAACAGTCGTGCACTCCAAGCACTTAGGGTAATTGGCGCAGCAACATTTAATGATAATCCTAGAAATGATCAGGAGATTAAAGAGAACCTGTATGAGTACCTAAACCTTCCAGAGTTTAATATTACTATACCTTCTCACTACTATGCATTCATTCAGGACATTGTTGACTTTGAAGAAAAAGGATCATACATTTTTATGGGTATGGTAAAATCTATTAAAAGGGGAACAGGATGGTCACGAGTTGAAATTTTGGATAAGACTGGGTCTGTGGGTATATTTGATGATGAGAATACAACTATTGAGACGGGTCGTTCTTATCTTGTCTTGTGTAATGATAACAGGATTGTTTCTTTCATACCTTCTGATGAGATAAAAGAATCATCTCATGCTCTAGTAAAGTTTTTAAGTTACAAGCAGTTGCCGTACAAGGATGATGAAATGTTTGTTGTATCCTTTAAGCCAAGGATTACAAAGGCTGGAAAGAAGATGGCATCTCTTACACTTGCAGATACAAGCAGAGATCTTCATTCAATTACAGTTTTCCCAACATCTTTTGCAAAAGCATATATGCACATTGAAGAAGGAAAATCTTATAAGTTTAGTTTTGGAAAGACAAAAGACGGAACAGTCACATTGGAGGATGTACATGTCAGTTAGTATAGAAGAAGCGTTAGCACAACTTGATCCTAAGTTGAGAAAAAGATTAGGTACTGGAGTAGGTGTAAACTATGAATACCAGCCTACACCTAGTTACGGATTAAACCGTGCACTGGGAGGCGGTCTACCATATGGCAGACAAGTTCTTATCTGGGGTTCAAAGTCTTCTGCAAAGTCTTCTATGTGCCTTCAGATGATTGCTCTAGCGCAAGCAGAAGGAAAACTGTGTGCTTGGATTGATTCAGAAATGTCATACTCAGAAGACTGGGCTAGAACTTTGGGGGTAGATCCAGAAAAACTAATCTACTCACAAGCAAGAACTATTAGTGACATGGTAGATGTTGGTGTTGGCTTAATGAATGCTGGAGTTGATTTAATAGTGGTAGACTCTATTACATCAATGCTTCCAGCAATCTATTTTGAAAAAGATACAGATGAAATGAAAGCCTTAGAAAATACAAAACAGATTGGAGCAGAATCCCGTGACTTTAGTAACGCATGGAAAATGCTTAACTATGCAAACAATAAAGTTAAGCCAACTTTGCTTGTTCTTATTTCTCAGTCTCGTAACAATATCAATGCTATGTATACTAGCCAGCAGCCTTCTGGTGGTCAGGCTACTAAGTTTTATTCCTCATGTATTGTTAAACTCTTTTCTTCAGAGTCAGACAATCAAGCGATTAAGGGCAAGATCAAGGTAGGAGATAAATTAATTGAAGAAAA